TTCCTCTTCTTCTTCCTCTTCGGAATCATCATCATCGTCTGATTCTTCCTCTTCTTCTTCTTCCTCGTCATCGGATTCAGAACCGAAAAGGTCTTCGGCTTCTTCGGCAGAAAGCATGATAGGAGCAGGGATAATCTTTACTGAGCCGTCTTCGTACTTAATGATGATTGCACCATTGATTTCTGTTCTGGAAACTTCTTTCAGTTCCACTTCTTTTTTCTTCTTAGCCATTTTCGTAATGTTTAAGTTGGTTAATAATTTATTTATATCACTCTGTTATAAGTTTCTTTACCAGTATGGATTTCTGAGTATACCCAGATTTTACTAATTCCTCCTGAGCAATATTGAATTGTTTTATCTCATCTAGAGTTGTCTTTAATTCTAATTGAGATTCAATGGTTATTGCCTGAGAGGCAAGTTCCTTGTCACCTTGATAAGTGACTATCTTAAACTTCTTACCTGCAAATGGGTTTGCTGGTTGATGGGCTGTGATTTTAAAACCTTCGTTATTATTCATTGCTATATTTAATTTTAGTTATCCCAGGAATACCCACCTTCCCAAATACTTCGGTATAGGATTTGTATTTCCCTTTTATCATTGTTTTATAGTTATCGGATAATCGAATTGGGTAGACCCATATTTTATTTTCTATCATCCTATTTGTCATTATATAAGCATAAGACCTTCTAAGTTTAATACTCTCTAATGGAACAAACCCTTGAAATAATAAAGACTTCTTAATAAACCTTTCTTTGGGCAAATATCCTAAAAATTTAAGTGATGCCTCATCGAATATTTCAAGCATATCCCTTTGTGCTTTGATAAATAGTACCTTTTGTATTGGGATGTTCATCTTCTTTCTTAAATATAAAGCCAATGAACCTACCAATGGGGGATACTGCAGGAATAACAGATTGAATTTATTTTTCTCCTCTTGACTCAGCCTGTTGTAAATCCTGTAGGATAGCAAGATTGATTTGTAATCTCTTTTGCCTTGTATACTTGGGAGATATGCCTTGCCGTTGTCCATAGAGTTTGATTGAGTACCTTTCATTGAATTCCTTTTTTCCTTTAGACTTAAAGACTCGGTGCATTTGTACCATAAATCTTCTTCGTCGGTGTTTATCTATGTGATATTCATCGGGCATTATGAACTTCCTTGCTTTTACGAATTTACCCTTAAACCAGAATTTAGTACTACCCTTTTTAAGAAGTTTACCATTCATATCGGATAATTCTCTAATGCCTTGTTTTATAAGTTTCCTCCCAGATATTATATGGATATACTGAAGAACATCTACACCATAAAGATAAACTAAGGTAACCTTTACTTGATGTCTAGTAAAGTATGGTATACCGGTTAGATGTTTCCTATATAATTTCTTTTCAGTAACAATCTTATTGGTAGTATCTGGTCTCCAAGTCCATATATAATATCTATCTGGTCGTATGGGTCCATTGTTACTTTCCTTTAGCTTTACCATTTATATTCCTCTTTGCCATTCTATACCAAAGATTGATAGATTTCTCATTTGCTTCGGGGAATTTCTTTTTCATTCTCCGAATAACTCTATCAAGTTCAAAACCTTTTGCAGTTAATTCGAATACATAAGATTTCTTTGTACCCTTGATAAGATTAAATTCATCCCTCTCTCTTGGTGGTTTCTTTTCTCGAGGTTTCTTTATCCCAGGAACTCGTTTGGTTCTTCTTTGCCCATTTTCCCCTTCTTCTCCGAGAAACCCAAGCCTTAATCTGGAATTTCTTAATGGGTCATCTTTCGAATACCCAATATTTTCTAATTGCTTATCCATCCAATCGTCATATTTATCAATTAACGATTTATCTGGCTTTTCTTCTGATACATTGATATAATGTAATAAGTCAAATACCCCAGCAGAACAAGCATCAGGGAAAGGCATCCCTAATATTATTGCCTTTCTCTTTAAATCCTTATAAGTCATGTTTCTCCCAGAAGCACCAAGGAAATTTGATTTCTCCTTGGATGGAGCTTTCATGTCTTTTCTACTCTTTTTTGCCATATCATTAATATTTTAAGTATTCATTTATTTTCTTTGCAAATATAAGAATAAATAATTTAATCTTATCTTATTTCTCTATTTATTTTTATAAAAATCCGAGGTTTTTGCTCGGTTCGCAGCAGTGGATTTAGGTTTTTTATGCTTTCTCTTGATATGTGTGTTATAAGCCATATCCAATTTCTTAATATTGAATTCTATGTTGTTCACTTGATTATAGTTTACTGCTCTTTCCACACAGCAACGGTACTCTGGCCAGAATTTTTGTCCAAGCTTAACAGATTCGGTTTTAATCATGAACTTAGATACCATAAAACCAAAGGTATCAGCATCATCTTTAGTTTTAAATACATACATGTAGAATCTACTAAATTCATCTACTACTTCATCCAAAGGTCTTACTGGTAACAATAGATAACCATCGGTATATAGGTCCTCAGATATTAAAGCTACCCAATACTTTTTCTTTCCTGGTTTTACTTTATACCTAAACCTTTCCTTGAGTTTAGTGTGCATCCAATCCGGTACTCTATTAAGAAGATACTTGATATATATCTTATCCTTCTTATTCGACCGCCTTTTAAATGCAGATGGCTGTTGTAGCATCCTTGGAAGTATTCTAAAGTTATTCCACCTATCAAATTCAAGAATTAATCTTAGAGTGTCTATGTCCCATTCATCATCAGACTCCTTTAACCTCTTCATGTTTCTCTCTATATTTTTAGAGTTTACCTTTGGGAGTAATTGAGCTGAGTCTCCTGTGAATAAGCTTGCTTCTTTTCTTTTTAATCGTTTCTCTAAACATCCCTCCATATAATCTTGGAAATTCCTCTCACAGGGGCAATCTGGTCGAAAAATAGAAGTGTGTTTCTCAAAAAAATCCGAGAATAGCCTAAAGAATTTCTCTGACCGTTCCCGGATTTCAAGATACTTGTAATGAGATAACTTTAAAATTTCACCAGCTTCCCATGAAGATTTACTTTCTGATAGTTGAAGGAATAATGATTGTTGTTCTTTATCAATTAAACAACTCCAGGCTTTTTGTTGAGCTTCGTTCATAACATTAAATTCTTCTATATCTCATTATACTATCAATTGCTTCATTGGTTATCTGATTAGGATCATATTCCCCAGAATTAGCATAAAGCTTATCTGGGTCATGATTTAAATATACACTATAGATAACGTTGTCAAAAGGTAACCATACTTCCATTCTTCCCATTTCAGGGTATATAAGAACTTTTACCCTTTTACAAAAATGGTCAACCTCTAATACTGTAGCATCTACTCCCTCATAAGGATAACCTCGTAATACTAAGTAATCTCCAGGCTTTACATTGACTAAATCATCCACTGAAAACTTCTTATTCTCTCTAGCAATACGTTTAAATCGCCTTACTTCTTTTCTACTACAAGTAGCCACTAAAGAAAAATCATCAAAGTCTTCGGCATTGTCAATCCTTACCTTTTTCTTTCTTGGGTGCATTGTCTCGGTATTACGTAACCAAGTTCTGATACCAGATATATTCCTACGTAACTTATTAAGAAATGGCCTTGAGAATGCTAATTTAGTAGGCATTCTCATAAAACCATAATTGAATAATACTGGTACTTCTTCGAATACCATCTTACCCTTTGTGGTTTTTCTTAATACGTTTACCATAGGAATAATTGCCTTGATTTGGTCATACCCCTTTTCTTTGAGTTCTTTATTGATTTTATCACAGTACTTCCTTTCAAGGTAAAATATACAATATGAGTATGGGGTATGCTTCTTCATAGGTTACCGGTTTTTAATAATTAACTTAGCTTGTTTATGTACTAACTTATAGTTTACATTCTTCAATATGTCACTAGCCATGAATACATAAAGAATCTCATCTATCTTTGGTACATCAATTACCATAATATTGGCTTTATCGAATAGGGGTTTATAGAATACGGAAGATAAATCCTTTCCAACTACAAAGAAAAATTCTTCTGAGGGCATTGAATTATATCTCATACAGAGTATGGGAACTTTATTTGCTCTTTTTGCATCCTTAGAAGCTTGTTCCCAGAATTTCAGTATATTGCATCCCTTATTACCTAAGAGTAGATGTTCAAACTTAATCTCTTTATAGTTTTTACACTCAACCGATATTTTACATTTATGGGCATGTCTCTCATCCTGACACATGATATCAGAAGCTAAATCCCTACTCTGATGATTTGCCCCAGAGTATGGAGTTCTCCCGAATTTATAAGAAGTCCATTTGGTAAACCATTTGGAAACTTTCAATTCAAATTTATTACCTTTGCGTTTACTATTTGCCATAATTGTCTTGTTATAACTTAATTATAACATTATAGTAATTGGTATCTACTCAGGCCTTGGGTCTTTTCCACTTGCAAAATTTTAGTATTACCTAGAGGAAGTGAATCTAAGTGGGTTATCAAGAATAAAGTTTTCTCTTTGAATATGTAACGTATTAAGGAAGTAACTATTTCTATGTTATCTGAACTTAGTGATTCAAATACCTCATCAAGGAATGCTAAGTTAATACCCTTAGAGGCAGTTAAAGCCTCATTCATTGCAAAAGCCATTGCTACACAGACCAATTGTTTCTCGCCACCTGATAGTTCATCGTAATCTATAATCATCCCATCTCTTTCAATAAGAGTAACAAATTCTTTTCTAGCAGTACCCAAATCAATATTAAATTCGATCCTAAATCCCAATACCTCTGAATACTTATCAAGGCATTTATTTAAGAACTCAAGGGATGAATCAAATAGATAAGCCTTAATCCCATTATTACCCAATGGGTCATTAATTAACCAGTTATAATTCTCTAACTCTAATTCTTTATTATGAAAGTCCTCATCAACCTTCCGTAAATTCTTCCTAATCTCCTTAAGTTTTTGTTTATACTTTGGAGACATGACCTTAAGCTTTTCTTGCTTGAGCTTAGCCAGGTCTTCATCGATAGAAGCAATATCAGAAGCAATATCATCACAGTCTGATTTTAATTTCTTATACCTATCATTTACACTACTAAGTTCTTCCAACCTCTCTAAAGCCTCTTGATACTCTTTATCATATTTGTCAAGGTCAGAAAACGCTTTATATATTGATTTAGCATCACGTAATGCACGTTTGTAGTGACCTTCTTCTAACTGTATTACTAATTCTTTAATTACTTTCTTAAGAGGTACATTTGATAAATTCTTGGCATCTTTTATCTTACCCCTCAAATCAAGGATTAGTTCATTTTGTTTTTTAATCTTTATCTGAAGCGAAGCATCTACTTCATCCTTGATTTGTTTTTGTTTTTCAATTAGTAGCTTAGTTAGCTTTTCCCTATCTTGCTTTAACTCTCTTCTTTCTTCTTTGATTTTTTGCTTGAAGGATTTTTCTCTATCTCTCATATCGAAGTAAGCTTCCTTGTTAGCCTCTAATTCTTTCTTAAGCATTTGAGACTCATGCTCTACCTCGTTTATTTGAGATATCAAGTTATTTTTATCTTGTAATGCAATGCCTTTAGCAAGGTTTAAGAACTCTAAGTCAAATACTTCTTCGAATATCTTTTTCTTATCAGAATTAGATTCTTGTATGAGTCTTTTTATACCCTGACCAAACATGATTGAGTTCATAAACAGAGTATAGGATAAACCTATCTCTCGGTTTATGAAATCTTGTATCTTCCCCTTCCCTTTGATATCAACTATATCCCCATCTTTCATGAAGATAAGTCTGTCTTTACCTTTAGCACCATCCTCAAGTACTTCATCATACTTTTGACATCTAACTATCTTATATGTATGAGAATCTTTCTGAAAATATACTTGAACTCTGGTACCTTTGTAATCTTTAGGTCTTACTTGTTTCCATGTATTTACCTCAGAAACTCCCTTTAGGTTTTTCCCATATATTGCCCATACCAAAGATGAAAGGATAGTGGATTTCCCTTTGCCATTCGGAGCTTTGATTAGTATGGTACAAGTTGGGTTTAATTGTAGGTGTAAGGATTCTATTGAACAAAATCCTTCTGCCTCTAAGTTTAAGAACGTTAACATGATTCAGCCTTTTTAAGTGTTTCAATTAATAGATTAGTTTTAACCTCATCTTTAATACCTTTCTCTCTTAGGTATCTCTTTGCTAGAGACTTCTTAGAAAGTTGCTTAGTAATCTTATGTTTATTATTAACTGGAGTACTAGCTTTTTGGGGAATTACCGTATAATAATTACCATCATCCTTAATATCCTCTTCCCTTTCTACATCGATGAACTTTGGGAAATTTTTCAAAGGTACAAACTTCAGAGACAAATCTTCATAGATTTTCCAATACCCCAATTCACATCCCCTATCGGTTCTCCTCTGATGGTTAGGTGCTCCAATCATATAAACCTTCTTTGATAGTCTTTGTGGTTTGTGTATATGCCCACATAATACTAAATCGAACTTATTGAGAACATTCACATTTAAGTTTTCTACGGAATCTATTTCCCTACCATCTGTATCTTTTGCACCAGGATAATCGGTGTGTAGTAAAAGAATATTCTTTTTACTTTTATCTAATTCTAACTTCTTTAAGTATTCACTTAGACCCACGTTATTATTAATATAAGGAACCCCATATACCATAATATCTTTATGTGTAGAAGATAGTTGGGTTTTTTCATAATCTAATATCATGATACCATACTTCTCTACTTGATAAAGCCAGCTAAAGGGTTTAGTACCAACCTTACTTATTTTCTTAATATCATGATTTCCAGATATGGCATATATCCAAAATCCTTCGATTAGTTCATTATAACATATCTCTGCTAATTCTTGGTCCATTGTTTCGGCCTTATGAAATAAGTCTCCACAAAATAATGCAGGACAGTTAAACCTTCTACATAATTTCCGTATAATCGACAAAACCCTGAAACTATTCAGGGTCCTGTGATTGTTCTCATTAAACTTAGCCCATAGATTTATATGTAAATCTGAAAAGGCTATTGCTATTACTTCTTTCCCCATATCCTATCTAAATGGTAATTGATTTGTTCCGTTCTCATACCTAAATCGAGCTCAGATATACAAATAGTGGGTATTTCCCAATTTGCAAGCAATTCCCCCATAAGAGATGATATCTGAACTTGGAAGAATCTGTTAAGTATTCTCTTACCATTATCTTCCATTGACCAATGCTTATAAGTATCTAGATTTAATGGTAAGAAGATTGCTACATCACATTGATCTTCCATTAAAGTCTTACATTGACAGAAAAAATGTTCCATTTCACATTCTGGTAAAGTTCTTGATTGCTTATACCAAAAATAAGCAGCCAAATCTGCATAACTCCTATCAGTTACGAAGTATTCTCTATCCTTGAATAACCTATTCCTTTTGTTCAGAAGTTGAAAATCTGCTTTATACATTGCCTCCGAACCGAGGGATAATATTTCATTATGTGATACCCCTTCAGTAGCAGGTAATAAATCTGACATACTACCAGAAATAAAAGGTAGATCTTCTCTCTTAGCTACATACTTAGCTAAAGTAGTTTTCCCTATACCAGAGGGACCCACAAACATAATTCTCTTACTCATGATGTAATGCTTTAAATGGTTTTATAAATTCATTTGTCAAGAAGGATGCTAAAGAGTATTCGATACAAAGCTCTTTGAATTTCTCATACTTAAACTTCTTCTTTGACTTAATTGGTAACTTATCCAATGGATTATGTCTTACAAACCAGAAAAGGTCGATTAACTGTTCATTCCTTTTCCATATTTGAAGATATTCTTTGTTCTTACTCTGGGCAATAAACTTCTCAATTCTACCCTCATCAAGGATTTTCCTTGCTTTTACTGGGCCTATACCCGGAAACCCTGGTATATCATCGGAGGTATCTCCAACCATTGCAAGATACTCTACCGTTTCATGAGAATGGTAACCGAATAATTCTTTGCAATTATCCATCCTTATCATCTCGTCTTTTCTCGGATTATATATCCTCAGGTTATTTGATAGCAACTGGTTAAAGTCTTTATCCGATGATATAAGTATCATTTTCTCGGATTGGAATTTTTTAATTGCAAGGTATGCTAAGAAGTCATCCCCTTCATATACTGTAGATTTCTTTTTATCGAAGATATAATTAATTCTTAGCATACCCAGCATTTTCATTATAATTGCCTTTTGCTTTTGCAATGATTCGTAATCTACAGATATATTTTTTCTATGTCCCTTATAATTGGGCAATAACTTCGTCCTTACTGGTGAATGACCATTATCGAATGAAATATAAACCTCATCCGGTTCGAACCTTGTAAGATACATATGTAGAGATTTGAAAAATCCGAATATTGCCCCACTCGGTTTGCCATCGGTAGATTTAAGTTTTTCAAATTTGTGAAAACTTTGGTGTAAAATATTTTCGCCGTCAACTAATAATATTAATTTTTTATTTTTCATATTTATTTTTATATTTAATATAATAATCTGATATTAGTTGATGTCCCAGCCCGGTTATCTCTGATACCTCTTTTCTAGTAAACCCCATACCTATCAACTTAGGTATATATGACCTTTGAATCTCTGTACCTTTGATACATTTACCTTTTAATTTGTTTACCATCCTCCCATCCCTAGAAGCTTGAGACATATTGTCTTTTTGTGTACCCCAATAAAGGTTCTTAACTGAATTATTAGTAGGTACATTATCTTTATGGCAAACATAGGGTAAATTTTCGGGATTAGGTATATAAACTAAAGCCACTAATCTGTGTAATAACCATTTTGTAGTACCTATACCTGGTTGAGATAATCCTACTATATACCTCCCATTCTTATTTAGATGAGGTTGTTTTAAGTGATATCGTTTACTTAATATACCCTTACCATTAACATCCCACCTTGAATATATTTTACCTCTCTTAGAGATGTGGTATCCTGGATATCCTGGGATATTATCATGAAGTATTTTATTCTGATACTTACCTTCTCCATGAGTATAGATTGGAGAAGTCCAAGACAGACTACCTATCTTATTCTTGGACCTTGTAAATTGTGTTTTCTTGCTCATCGTCCAAAATCTAATTCATAAAGTGAAACTTCTTGAATCTTTTCCTCTCCAAGATATACATCTAAATAATTCTCGGGTTGGCTATAAGCATCTAGATACCTAACCCTAGATTCCATTCTCAAATTTTTCTTAAGGTACTCTTTAATTACTTTCTCTATACCTTCTACCTCTTTCTTATTCATCGTCTTCCTCCTCTTCTGAATCTGAATAGTTTTCATATTCTACACCATCGACTGGGAATAGATTTGTTTCTATTTTCTCCAGTTGCTTTTTAGTAGTACCTATGGTATTTACTCCGGCTTTCCGTAAAAGTTTTCTACGAAGTTCATCGTCTTCTTCCAAAAGCTTTTGGAATTTCTCTTCCCCTCTTGCAAGAGTTTTACCTTTCAATTTATACCCACCAGTAGTTTTTTCGATTACATCGGTATCTACCAATACATCTTCTAAAGCATAGCATCTGTCAAACCCGACTTCGTGGAATTTAGGATTGAAATATACAGGGCATTTGCTGATTGTAGGTCGAGGAGGAGCAACTTTATTTTTAATAAGTCTGATAGTGACAAGTTTCCCAGCTTTCCTTTCTTTCCCATTTTGTTTAATGGTAACAGACCTTCCTGAATAGAAAGCAGCTCTGATTGAAGCGTAGAACTTAAGTGCTGCACCTCCTGTAGTTGTTGTGTTATCTTTTCCAAATCCGACATTCAAAGCAGTTCTTAATTGGTTAATATATATCTGAGATACTCCCAGTTTGTAGAATAATTCACTTCTGATACGGAAGTATTTATAAAGAGCCTTTGCTCTACCTCCCATTTCGGCTTTACCATCAACCATCTTAGCATCTATATTATCAGTACAGTCAGTAGCTGCAATGGAATCAATTACTAAGAGTATCGGTTCATTGTGAGTTAATTGAGAACGTAAATAAATTGCTAAGTCTGCTACTACGTCTGCAATATATTCAATACGGGTATCATTAACAATGGTTACTCTTGCGGGGTCTACCCCATTTATTTCAGCCCAAGAGTTCATCCAGGATTGTTCAGCATCTACCCATATCACATGACCTCCAAGTTGTTGAGTAGCATAAGCAAAGTTATAAGCCACCAAAGATTTACCAGAGGATTCTTCTCCAGCAATCTCTACGATTTTACCATAAGGAATACCCTTACCAAATAAGTAGTTCAGAGCAAAGAAAGTAGATGGTATATATAAATCAGTATCAGTAACTTCTGAAGCTAATTTAATCATACTTCCATATTTCTTTGCCATCTCATTTGCTGTTGGTACTTTTAAACCAACCTTAGATTTCTTTGCCATAATGTAATGTCTTTAAACTAAAGAAGGTGATAACAGAACGAATCTAATTACCACCTTCGAATGAAACCATATTACTAACCCTTAAATATCCGATTTGTATTTTCTTTTCTTTTTCTTGGGTTCATCATCTTCCATGTAATGGTCTTTGTGAACTCCCTTTTTCTTTTTCTTCTTGGATTTATCATCATCATAGTCATCCCCATGGTCTTCGTTTAGATACTGTGAAAGTAAATCTTCCAACTCATCATAGGATTTGATTTGAGAACGAACTATCCCCTCAAGGTCAATTGTACCTTGATATTTCTTGTCCAACTTAGTTGGTTTGCAAGCACGAGCAGAATAAGTGGTATCTAGTTTACCAGACCCGGAACGAATTACCTTGATATCGTATCCAGTTTTTGGATCTGTCATATCACCTGCCTCATCTTCATCAAGGTAAAGGTCAATGATATCCTGGTATACTGAGCGAGGAACTAAAACTCCCTTATCTTTGCCTTCGTAATCTACCTTACTACCCTTTTCATCTGAATAGATTATACCACCAATAACATATCTTCTTCTTGGTACCAGGTTCTTGGCAAGTTCCTTGTCATCTTCATCCTTGGAGTTTTTCAATTCTTGGTATTTCTCCATGAATGGGCAAGGTTCATCAAAAGTAGCCGGAGATATAACTCCTCCCAAATTGCCACCCAGGTAGAATTGAATAATTTCGATACCCAATTCTTGGTCATCACCCGGAGACTTAATTCTCATTCTCAGGGTTCCTTCTTTTGGGTATACTAACCCACTACCATTTCCCTTGGATTCTAGCTGTTTCTTTCTAGCTAGCATCTTTTCTTTTGTAGAAAGTCCCTCTGATGAAACTTTCTTTTTCTTCTTGTCTTTTATCATAATGATTAGTTTTAATTATTCGGTTCTGAGTAAACTACTTCGTTCATACTCAATACGGTAAGAACGTTTTTCTCTAAAAGTTGTTTGAGAGCAGGAGATAGTTTGTCCGTTTCGAATTCAAGTTCTTTACCTGCATACAAACCATAGGTAACTATTCTACCTACAGCAACCAATTCTCGGTAGGTTTTGTATTCTTCGGTAATTTCCCCACTCTTTACTACAACCCCTTTACGAGGAACTCCCTCTTTTACTTGCTCGGGAATGATAAGACCTGACTTGGTTTGGTTTACTTCCTTAGGTGATAAAATAAGTACCCGATTTTCTGTAGGGCATCCAGGTAATTCTTGATTAAATTTCTCAGCCACAAGAGGTGAGATAAATGTCATTGAATAATTCATATTCTAATACTGTTTTTAAAAGTTAGTAATTATTTATAGTTCAATGGGTTAACCCTTTCTTAGATTCGCATTAATAGTTCTTAATATATTCTCCCGACTCTCATAAGCTTTACATATAGCTATGAACTTATTTGCTTTTTCTACAGCTTTTAAGTATCTCTCATAAATGGAAGAATACTTCTTGTTAAGATTTGCCTTATGAGAAACATATTCGTTATTCCACCTTTCATTGGCATCCTTATAATATACCCAAGCATTGGAATAGGCTTCATCCTTTTCCCTTGCTAGTAAATCTCTTTCCTTTATATACTTATCTCTAAGAGAACAAAGAATATAATAACTAGAAGGAGATTCTCGTAGCTGAGAATTAATGATATTCTCATTGATAGACAATTCTTTTTGAATATCAATTTCTAGGGTCCTACCCTCAAATTTAACCTTTAGTTTCTTTAGCTCCGTCTTCATAAACTTCTAATAGGTTTTTAAAGTCTTCCTTACTAAATTCGCCTTTACTTATAGCATTAGATACTTGAGCAAAAGCCATTTGATAAGCTAAACTCATACCAGGCAATCTAAGAAGAGATTTATAGGGACTAATCTTATCTACTAAAGCTCTTAATCGTAAGTCGCATAAGTTATCAGTTCCCCCTCTATCTAATAATACTAAGAAAGCTGCCCAATAAATATGAGTAGCATCTTCATAAGCAAGTTTCCCATCCTCATCAGTGGCCATTACTTTAAAAGCCATATCCTCTAATGTAGTAAGGTTAGTCTGTAATTGATGTAATTGTGTCTTTACTCTATTGAATAACATCTTTTCTTGTCCACTTACCTTTAAATTCGTAGCATCCAGGTATTTAAACAGATTCTCAATAGAATAACCCAAACATCCTGCAATCATATAGGTAAGGGCAGTTAATTTACTCGCATTTTGATATTCCTCATTTGTTGCCATGGTTTCATAAATTTATTTTATTTATGTGGACATAGTATCCTCTTTCTTCACTCCTGTAGGTGATTTTGGATTTTCTTTATGATTTATCTTAAATTTACAGCTTGGGCATTCTACTACTCGTATAATCTCATAATCCGTAGGAGATTCTAAAAATTCACTACGTATTTCACAAGCATCATATTCGAATTCACAATCACAATAAGGGCATTTAGCTCTCCATACCGTGGGTCCGTTCAAAATCTTTTTCATATTGCTTCATTTGTTTGTTAAAACGTTTCTTATACTCTGAAATAGGTATGTGTTTATATTTCTTATGTTCTTCCATATATTCTTCTACTGAGAAATCAGGTTCTAACATTTTCTTATAATCATAACCCGGAATAAAAGGTAACTCTTCTGCCATTGACCTACCAATAACAAACTCCATGTCCATTGTGACATCATCTATCTGAAAGCCGAAGTATGGCTTAGTTAATGGGTTCCTATAAATTTGCCACATCTCATATATACTCCAAATATTAATATTCTCTGGTTTAGTAATCTGATAATTAGCATCATGTACCAAACATACAGACTTAGTAGAGGGTAATTTACCTTGTCTCATTAAGTAGTATATGAGAATACTTCCAAATAAACACATATCAGATGCTGCTGATTGACATGGGAAATTTAATGCTAATCTCAAAGCATAAGCTTCTTCTCCCTTATCATTTGAATATATTTGGGGTAATCTTCTTTTCCTCCCAAATAATGATACCAGATACCCATTCTTTCTAAGGAATTTCTCTTGTTTCTTCAAGAAGGTCTTCAACTTGGGGTGTTGACCAAAGAATATGTCCATTTCCTTTTGGGCTTCTTCTGGTGTAACTATAATACCAGATTTTGGGTCAGATAGTTTTACTGCTAGTAATTTTGCACCAATTCCATAAATAAGTCCAAAAGCAATTTGTTTAGCTTGCTTTCTTCTCACCTTCCATATCTTATGTTCTGGATGATTTTCATCCTCATATATCTTAAGAGCTTCTTCATAGGGTATATGATATTTAGTAGCAGCAATTGCTAAGTGAGGGTCCTGACCAGAGTTAAAAGCATTAAGATAAGTTTCATCTCCAGATAGATGAGCCATAATTCTTAATTCTGCCTGGCTAAAATCACTAGCAATATATAAGGTTCCTTTAGGAGCTTTTAATTGTAATTTAATATTGGGGTCTACGGATGTCTTGGGAATTTGTTGAGCATTGGGTTCTGCAGAGGATAATCTTCCACTTGTAGTCCCATGAATAAGAAATCTTCCATGTAATCTATCATCATCTTGAACTTTTTCATTCCAACCCTCTATATAGGTTTTATACATCTTCTCTAAACCTCGTAATTCAAGAAGCCTATCAAGGAAAATTGCCTTAGGTGAATCTGGTTTTTTAACGGTTAACCTTAGATTAGTAAGAGTCTCTTCATCTGTACTTGGTTTACCGGATTCATTATTCTTAATTACCTCAAAATGAAAACCTTCTTCCGAATACATCAATGCAGGTAAATCAACTGAACTACCCAAATTAATAGGTCTTATCAATTCTTGTTCCTTTTTAGTTGTGAATATACCAGCCTTGATATTTGAGATTTTCTGTTCCCTTGATACAATCTTTCGTTTATCTTTTGGAACATTATAATCTAGCTCCTCAAGTTCAGCTTCGATAGATTGAATATATTTATCAATCTTTTCTTGGTTATACTTCTTTTCGAATTTCTTTACTCTTGGCAAATCATATATAGCTTGTCTAGCCGCATCTATTTTTGGTTTATATGTTTCCAGTAGTTGATTATTGAACTCTCTATCTAGATACAAACCATTCTTCTCTACTGAAGTGAGTACCCTTGATGCAGACATAATTAAATTCCTGAAGGTACTGTACAAACCAAGGTCAATCAGCTTCTTTTCAAAGAATATCATTAACCTAAGAGTATAATCAGTATCTTGACATCCATAATGGCAAAGTGGGTCTAACTCTTTTTTATCCCAAGGTATTTTATCGAAAGCATCTTGCTTCTCATAATTACCATACTCTGGTAAATACCTTCTTACCATTGATTTTAAATCATTAGGTTTTTCCTCGTTTAGTAGATATTTTGCAAGCATACCATCTAAACAAGTACCTCTATAGAATATTTGATATTTCTGGTTTATCTGGTCATCAAACTTCCAGTTCCATGCAACCTTGGTTATCTCATAATTCTCAATTACCTCTTCCCCAAATTTCCTTAGCATCTTTTTCCAATTCCACCCTGGAGATGTATAATCTTTTGTTTCGAAATGGTCTAAAGGAATGGAAGCACCAAATCCTGGCATCCAGGATACTGAGAGTATAGTTGGCTTAAAACTTTTGTTGTATATTGGTGAACCATTAGTTTCATAATCCACACTGGCATATCCGGTAGCTTTACAACAGGCAATGAGTTTCTTTAACTCTCTTTTGTTTCTTATTATGTGATATCTTGTTTCCATTATCTAATTCCTTTCAATACCTGATGAATAAAGTACCTAGAATATCCATACTTAAGAGATATTTTCTTTATACTAAGACCCTTTTCTTTATGGTCTATCATTATTAAATTCCTTTCTTTATCAGAAAAAGTATGTATATAATTAGAACCCCTAAAACCTAACTCATAGTTATGTTTCAAATTTTCTGACCTTGGAACTGCTCTTAGATTAGATACTCGATTATCAGTTTTTATACCATTTATATGGTCAATATCATACCCATTTGGTATATTACCAATCCAAGCTTCATATACTAACCTATGTATATAAAACCTCTTTCTAAACAAAGTACATTGTAAATACCCATTAGAAGTTAATGATACCAACCTCTTTCTCCAAGTATTAGAAATCACAGTAGTAGTACCTTTCCTACCATGGCCTTTCCCTTTAACTCCTACCCTTTTAAGAGAAGTAAAAAGGGTACACCTTTTAGATATATAATATCCAGGGTACCCTTTTATATTTGAATATTTAGTATTCATCTTTCAAATCCTCTAAATTACAAGATAAGAAATGCCAATCTTTTTTGTATATATGCAATGAATCTATGGTATGATATAGATAACCAGGCTTTACACCTACTTCTTGAGCTACGTATTCCATTAATCTCCAAGCTAAATAAATATCATTACCGAAATGTTGGGCAAAGTCAGAGCTTCTTTGGTGATAGCAAATATGTAATACCTTCTCCCCCTTACCATTCTGACGAATAAGAAAATCATAATACATAGAGCAAGGAATACGTTGTCTACCACCATAGTATAAGGTATCATCATGATCAAATATTGGTATAATTGCTTTTCTTGTATCTGGGTCTCTCTTTAAAAGACGAACTAAATCTTTTATTAATACTTCACCCATTCTCTCATTGTATGTGTAATCGAACATACCCTTTTCATCAAGGAATTGTTCCCATAAATCTTTTTTTAATTTCCAAGCTTCTCCTGGATTTATATCATTAGGGGATATTCTTTCTTGGAACTCTGCATCTGCCCATTCTCTTGAATGAGAGAATACGAATAACCATACCGGGTCTCCAAATGAAGTTAAGCAATATTGTTGGCAAATGAGTTCTTTAGTAATAAAATTCTCATTACCTTCAATGACTTTATTTTGATAGGTCTTTGGTTTTACAAGTTGACCATAACTGTTGAGTTCTCTACCCATTTCGGACATTAACTCAAAACTGTTAGAATATATCCTCATATTATATAAATATTTAACTGTATGACATTGTAGAATTAACCCAGGTCATATGCCAGTAGCGAAATACAAAATTATCAAAATCCTCTACCTCTTTCATTAACAAGGGTATATCTGGTTCTGCACCGTTCTTTTTAATCTCTAAAACTTGGTAATAAAATTTGTTTACTAATCCTATCCGCTTCTGATTTAAAAATTCCCTAGCTTCCATTGTTGTTCTTTCGTTTTAAAAGTTTCTTCTTATAGGCTTTACGTTGAGAGTAAGAAATTACATTCTCGGGATATTCAATATCTTCGTATTCAAGAAGTAATTCTTTTGCTTTCATTGATTTATATGTTTCCTCATATAAATCTGGTCGAAGCACTTTAAAACTTCTAAAGAATACCTTGAATGAAGAGAATTCCTTCTCTGTACCCTTTTGGAATTTCTTCCATATCTCTTTTATTCTCTTATTCCAAGCATTCTCTTCTGCCCCCTTAAGTACCTTCTTCAATGGCTTATGGGTATGATACATTAGAAGTGTCTCCACATTTCCGTACATTTGAGTCGCGAATAGGTTGATTTGTACTGACTGATCCGGACCATATACGTACTCTGACATTCGTTGAATTAATAGGAAATCGAATATTAACCTCTTGGTAATCTCCGAAGCCCGAACTACCATTGTAATAACTGGGATGTCCTCCCCGAATCGTTTTGAAAAAGTCGCTGCTATTAGACATTGCTTTCCGTTATCATGATGATTGTTAAACATATAGGTTATATTGTAATTCTGATTGTACTTATTTCTCAGTACTCTCAGTTTACTACGCAACAAGTCAAGCTTATTAAAGTCTATGTAGTTATTCAATAAGCTAGTCCACTTAGTTTCTTTATAATTGAAACATCTCCCATAATCAAATTCTGGGTCTACCCAGGCATTGCGTATCTTTATGAATACGTTATACACTACTGCTACCCCACTATTGGCAATAGCCCCCTTTGCAAATAAAGCAGGCTCTAATCTTAGGAATCCCTCATTGAGTTTTTCCCATGCTTCTTGTGAGGTAGCAAATTCTAACGAATGGAGGGACTCCTCCGGATTAAGTTGAAGTCCCTCTAATTTATGGTTCCATCCTGACATGTTAATAATTAGTTTGTTGCCTCCATCTATTGAGACGCTGTTTTTTAAAGAATAAACTGAATAACCCTTGGTCTGTGAACCCATTCAATGCAAGGAATCCCATATATAGGTAGAAAGCTTTTACCAGTGATTCCTGGAAGTCTATCTCTTTAGTCATTACTTGGGTTTGTTTCCAAGGTCTAGACTTAAGGAAATTCCTTGCCCTGTTCAATTCATATATCACTTCCCATAAGTATAACTTCTCTGCCTCATGTGATAATTCATTCATCTTATGAAAACCAGGGATGTAAGAGATGATTTGTTCCCATTTACCATCTTCATCAAAAAAATCCTCTTCACAAATAATATCGAATTTCAATAAATTCTGGTAGTCGGAATATTTTACCACTAACTCTTTAACACCCATAGCCATCACATCAAATAAGTTCTTTGCCTTATTATAGCTAAGAATATCTTCAGGAAGTATATTTGAATATACTAGAAGAGTAAAGAAAAAGCCTAAAGCATCTGCTTGTTCTTCATTTGCATTAGCAAGAGAATTCAATATCAATTGACATTCATTTTCATTGAACATCTCGATATTCCAACCATTCTTCTGACATAATTCAAATACTTCTTCGGTAGATTCAAACCCCTCGGTGAGTTCTTCTATTACTCTTCCTATAAAGTCTTTGAGTATTACCTGGTTCTTTGCATTATTGATATCAAATGGGTAATCAGGTAACTGTTCTATTTGCCTATATCCCTGCAATTGTTCTAACCCCAATTCATACATCTTTAATAGTACCCCATTAGTTTCTACTTTAGGTACTGGTTCACTTATATTTCTTATGTCCAAAATGTTAACTTTTATAATGTTTACCATTAAGATAATTACCAACAGTAGCATTACTAACCTTCAACCTTTTAGCTATGTACTTGTTAGTATTACCTTTTAATTTCAATCTCTCTAATCTTCGAATACTACGTACTGTTAATGAAGTATGAGGAGCAAATAGACCTCTTCTACTTACTCCCTACATAGGATTATTTATACCTTTTAATTTCAACCTACCCTTATTAATGGCATCATATACATTATCTTTTTGAGTACCCCATTTAAGGTTCTCTAAACGATTATTCAAAGGGTTGTCATCTAAGTGCATTACTACTGGTAAATTATTTGGATTAGGTATATAGGCTTCTGCTACTAATCTATGTATTTTTACATTCTTAGATACCTTATTATTTCTAAGTTTAGTACGTTCGTATCCTTTATGGAAGAAAGTCTTTACGGGATGTCCCTTATTATAAAGCTTACCCTCCCAAGTAATATGATATCCTGGGAATCCTAATATATTATCTTCCACTATTTTATTTATTTTGAGATGAACCAAATCCCTTATCTCCTCTACTTCCCCACATTTGAGACTCAGTATAGAATTCTTCTTGTTGAATCTCTTCTGGCTCTGTGATGTAGATGGGAACATGTATGAACTGTACAAGCTTCTTGCCACATTCGATAACTTGAGCCTTATTAGAAGCATTATATACTCCGATATGTATCTCTCCTACATAGGGAGAATCCACTATCTCGGCAGTAAAGATTAATCCTTTCTTAGTAGCTATACCAGATTTGTTTGCTGCCATTAACATAGATGCAGGAGGTTCTAGCAAACCTTTGATACCCGAGGGGATAAGTATACGATGATCTGGTTTTAAAGCTATATGCCTTACAAAGGCTTCACCAAAAGGAACATCTAAATCATAACCTTCGGAGTCGAATTCATTTTTAGAATGAATATGCTCTGGGTATAAATCAGTTGGTACATAAAAATCTAACCCAGCATCATTTGGGTTTGCTCTGTTGGGAGATACTACCTCCCTTACTTTGATAAATCTAAATCTGTTCATAATATATTACATTTACGTAAAAGTTGTCCAAAGGTTAATTTCTTGGGTCTAGAAACATGTACTCCCAATGAATTACACATTCTGATTACATCGGTAGAACCTTCCATACAAAGGTTAGCAAGTACATCTTCTTGCTTTACAAAATAGTTTGGGTTGTTAAGGTATACCTTGAACATAGCCCATATCATCTCTATTGGTTTCATTATTTAGTACACTCTTTATAAAGTTCTCTAATACGTTTTCTTGGTACTTCGAATTTCTCAACTGTTTTGGTAATAATTTCTTTTCGGTCTTTCCCTTTCCGAATCAAGCCTCGGATGTATTTTTTGATACCAACCGTGTCTTCTAATACATCCAAATCTTTGTATTGATTCTTCTGTTCTAATTCTTTCCTTGTAATGTTCAAGTTCTGGGACATCTTGAATGCACATAGTTCTGAGTCTCCACATAGTTTACATTCTTTGGTTGATAGGTCATACCCAATACCGAAGCAAGGGTCTCCATTAGTTCCCAGAGTACTAACATCTATGGGAGTAAGGATATCTTGCTTCGATAAGTCAGGAAGTTGTTTCTTTTTCTTAGCCATTATATATCTTTTTTTACGTTTATAAAATGTATATTTCACTGTTATCTTCTATGGGAACATAGGAATAACCGATGTTATTTATAAATAGTTCCCTGAGTTTATATAATTCTTGGTATGAATTTCTATCAGGGCTCTCTTGACATACTTTGACTACCATACCATTACTCCAGTACAAACAAAAGAAATGAGTAAAACATTCGGAGGTATTTTGAGAAGTTTCCAAGTTTGATATCCATATCAAATCTCTACAGTTGAATACATGTTTAGGATTATGTACCTCTCCCACAACAAGAGACTTAAACGACTTAAACCATTCTTTAATCTTCTTCATCATAAGTGTAATTAAGGTGTTTACAATGGGGACAGACCCATTCTTTTAAATGCCATCCCTTGATTTCTAAATCCTCTTTATGAAAACGTTTCTTACATGAATGGCATTGATAGCCATCCTTAGAAAGTATGAAGTCTAAAGCGAGTATTATTATCATAATAACAACCGCTGTAATTAAAATATATTTCTCCATCACTGAAAGCCTTTGATTTTCTTTTTAGTGTTATTGGGTTTTCCTTAAGAGTACCCAGCAATAAATACCGGATGCAGAGATTTGGATTATCTTCCAACCATCTGATAATAGAGTAGTTAGTTTATTATCATCCTCATCTCTGATACATATTAGTTTATCATTATTCATAATGCCTATATGCTTATTAATTGTAATCTTCTTTTCCTCCTACGGAGAAAAAGTAAATACTCATAGTACTTCTAGTTAACTCTTAATAAGGCTATGGTTAGGATGTTTCTTCCATAGCTTATCTAACAATATTACTTTCAATTCTTGTCTCTGATAATATTGCTTCCTATGCTTACCATGCCTATCTAAATAAGGGCCAGGATAATGAAGGTCATCCAGGTATACTTTCTTTTTCGATTTATCGGTTCTTACCAAACGACCAAGAAACTGAATAGATTTTTCCTGACTATCCATGCTTGCTGCATTAAGTAAATACCTAAGCTTAGGAAAGTTTTTACCTCGAGCAATGATTGTAGTTGATACCAGGATATCTATTTTGCCTTCCCTAAAATCCCTCATTATTTGTTGTCTTAACTTAGAGGGAGTATTAACATGCACGTAGGCAATATTATAGGCATCGCCCAGTTTCTTTTTAAAGAACTTATATAGATTTTCACAATGTGCAATATGCTTGCATACTACAAGAGCAGGATATCTACCTTGATTAATATTCCATCGTAATCGATTATAAGCCATGGTCCACGCGGTATTATTTTCGGTAATAGAATCATCATATATCTCCTTATAGGATATACAATCAGATTCCCAATTACCATACCAAGGTTTACCGGGTACCATCTTTACGATAGTTTTAGTTGAGTAACCCTTCTTGATGGAATCCTTAAGTTTAAACTCAGCAAGTACATTACCAAAGAAACAACGTAGGTTCATATTCTTAACTCTATCCTTAGCAAGCTTACTCATATAAATTGTACCCGATAAACCAATTCGAACTCGAGTATTAAAGAGACGAGTAATCACATTCTGATATTGCTTACTACCTCCTTGGTCAGCTTCATCAATAAGTACCATATCAATCTGAGACAATTCCTTTTGATAGAATCTCATATTACGAGAAATAGATTGAACCATACCTATGGTGAAGTTACCCCAATTTAAAACTTTGCCTTGAACGAAAGTGATATTCTCTCCCGGAAGATATTGCTTAAATTCTTCTCTAGCTTGGTTTAACCAATCGGAGTCATTAGTTATTAGCAAAGTCTTTAACTGTTTCTTATAAGACAAGTAAAGAGAAGTCATGATAAGGGTTTTCCCAAAATTTACAGTCAAATCCAATACTCCAATTTGAAAGGGTATATCTCCTACTCGATTATTAATCACAGACTTAACAGCTTTCTCTTGCTCTGGTCTTAATTTATATTTACCTATATTCGTAACTACTTTACTGACTTTAGGTAAAGGTTGTCTCATATCTACAACTTTAGGTTTAATCCCCATCTCAATACACATATCGTATACTTTGGGAAGTAAACCTATTTTAAATTGCCCAGTCTTGGTGATGTAATGAATCTTACCGTCCCAATTCTGCATACCTCTTTGCCTTGTACGTAAGTAGAAAGCATTCGGATGTCGAATGGCAAACTCATTATAAAGTTTCTGTGCGAACTTAAGAGGTAAGTCAAGTTCGCACATATTCCCATTCTGAATAATTATCTTACTCATTTGATAATTACAGTTACACCCTTAGTAGCTTTATCCATACCCATTGCTTCCTTGAGAAGTTTCATATGATGCTCCTCATCCGCAATCAATTTCTCAAGGAAATAATTCACGTCATTATAATCAGAACGTTCTTCGTATTGAGCAATTGCTCTTTGGATTTTCTTGTAGTAACCAATAGTTTTTATCTCAGAATTCAAAGCAATCTTTAAAGCTTGTTCCCAAGTAGAACCAATCTCAATTGTAGGATTAATATTCATGGTAGAGTAATCCTCGTATGGGTCTGCCCTTTGTAAGAAATCAGATATCTTGTCAAGATGCCTCATCTCTACCAAACCAATACCCAACATCAATTCTGATACCTCCTCGAATCTAGAAGACTGTTGGGTATACCTAATAATTGCACTTAGTTCTGAAAATTTGGCATTCTTCCAAATCACATAGAACATATTAATTATCTCATCAGGCCAAAGGTCGATATCCTTAAAATCTGGATAAGTTACCGATTGGTCTGAATACTTGAGGACATCAATAAAAGCATTAGCTGCATCCTCCACTCTGTTTCCGAAAAATTGTAAACCTTTCATATTACTTTTTGATTTTAAATTTAGTATCTCTAGTTCTTGGAATCCTACGTTCCCTTAAGATCGAGGTAATACAAGAAATAGATACTTGATATTTGTTACTTATGTATTTTAATGGGAATCCTTTTATGTAGTCTTTAACTACGGAATCTCTAATTGTATCTGGCTTTTGTTGACGAGATAAGAAGACTTCGTTTTTAAAAAGCCATACCTGTTCCACATTTTATTAAGATGGGGCTTTAATTTTTTCCATTGCCCATTTTTACGATTAGACCAAAGTCCTCCCCTTTTACTAATGTAATATCCGGGGAATCCAGGTATATTATCATATTTCGTCATACATTCAGCTGTTTATAGAATCCCAAAGACTCCCCTCTACTTGAGGCTCGTCTAAGGTTCGTTTATCTTTATTTTTATATAAGTATTTATTATATCTTTCGATAGCCTTATCATTATACATCTGACTTGGTTCTGGTAATCCATTACACCAAGCAAGAGCTTCGAACTGGGCATCCAAAAATTGAAATACATTCCAATCCTTTTCATCCATTAGATTATGAATCCTAAGAAAGTGAACATATTTCTCTGGCTGATGTTCATAAGATTCATAAATACCAGTAACACTAGCAACTCTTTTTATGAATTCATCATGGATGTCTTTGGTAAAGCCTGGGTCCTTATCCCCCTTGAGTTCTAATTCGGCCTCTACCTGATTAGTAATGTTCTCCTGCATGGATAATAACCTTTGCATAACATTACGATGATCAGTCATTCTCTTTAACCCAGTCTCAATGTATTTAATAAAACCTTCCCGGGTATCAAATTTAAAATCTTCACAAAAGGTATTACATACTTCTGCAAGCTTTTTACAATTTGCCCATTCTCGGGAATTACTCTCATTTATTTTACGAACTCCCCTATGCTTTAACTTTATACGAGTTGCATATAAAATATCAGCAACAAGGGCAGCATCCCCCTTAGATGCTAGTAAAATGTTATTAACTCGCTTAGTATTCTTATTATTAGAAACTAAGACTGCTCTATGATTTATTGCCTCCTTTCGAGCAATAACAAAAAAAGCCTCAACTGGGAAGTTATCTACCTCTAGGGTATTTAATATTTCCTCAAACTGAGACTTAGTTATATGGATAGATGGTTCACGCATAAATATATTATTTTATAATATAATAGGAAATCCTTATTTCAAAGAGTTTCTGACTTTAGTTCTATGAATAAAGTTATAGAGCGTTTTACGTGACACCTTTAACCTTTTACTAATGTATAGCTTACTATTACCTAAACTCAGTAATCTTTTAAATCTTCTCAGTTTTCTATCAGAAATCTTAAAATTTTCCCAGTTGGGATTTTGGGTAGTTTTAAATGACCTTCTTCTCTGTTCGAAAATCATTTGTTGTATATTCATACTATGTGTACCCCATTGAAGATTCCTATAATGATTATTTAAGGGGTTATTATCTAAGTGCATTACCTCATTAAATCTAGAAGGATTAGGATTATATACATATACTAAAGCCACCAACCTACTAATACTCAAATCATAACCCATACCATCCTTATAGAGTCTTACCTTAACTCTAACCTTTTTCGAAAGCCTTAATTTATGCCATTTACCAAACTTATGAGGAGATCTTTCTACCCGTCTTGAATACAATTCTCCCTCTCTAGTAATATGGTAACCTATAAAACCCGGTACATTATCTTCCATTATAGTGAGTTTTTAAGTTTAATTAAATCTTGATAAGTAGTATACTTAGTTTTGTAAACCTTTTTAAGAACGGCTTTCTTACCTAAGTCATTTACATCTCGATTATCCTCAAAAAGAACTAACTTCACCTTCTTATACGATATGAGTTTTAAGGCTAATTCTATAGCATACTTTTGAGCATCAAAATCTAATAGAATTATATACCGTTGACAAGGTGCCTTTATTAGTTCGTTTAGTTGATATTTAGATACAACTTTGCCCATTGTGGCAATTCCTCTATCCCCAATTGTGAGAGCATTAAGTGCCCCTTCGCAAATGAATACCGACCGATACATCTCCAACGCATCATGATTAAAGATGATAAATTGTTTTCCCAAACCGGTGATGTCTTTGTCTGGGTTATTATATCTGGGCCCTTTGCCGATAACATTTCGAGCATTGTAATACCTAAGTTGTCCTCGATAATAAAACGGGATGATAAGGTACCCATATGTCGTACCCATTGTTCCATATCCGATACCACATCTTGAAAACTTCTCGAGGTTAAAGCCGCGTTTCTTGATATATCCACGAATGCTTTTTGCAAGTTGGCTGTCTCCGAGCGAAATATTTCTAAATCCATCTGGGAGATATACGGGCTTACTTTCGGCAAGTTCGATTTTCTCTTCCTTAAACTGTAGTTCATCAAATTGTCCATTGTTCAAAAAATTAATTAGTTCATGGTACTCAGTAAATCCTTCTATGTCCATTATTAGTTGAGCAGGAGAAGGATGGGCATTACATCTAAAACAATTGGTTCTATACATAGAAAGGTTAACTCCCAACTTATGTTCTCTCCCACAATAGGGGCAAGTTGGTATACGCATCCAGCCATGTCGATATTCAAAAGCTCCAAGTCTTTTAATGAAATAAGTTTTGAGCTTAGACTTAAACTGATTTGTTATTTTCATAAACTTCTATTTAAGTAGTGACTAATACTAGCTTTACTTAGCTTATACTTTTCTCCCAATTCTTTATTGGAGTAACCCTTGGCTTTATCCCTAATTAACTCTCGTACCCTATCATGTCCTAATCTATATCTCTTTTTAGTTTCTTTAACGTATCTATGAATATGGGTTATATTGTATTTCTGTTTTAGTTCCTTTATAGTAACACCGTTTAAATAATCTTTATTAAGATTAAGTATATCCTTTCTAGATATAGGTACTTTACCTTGAGGTCTAAATCTATTATCCCTGATACACTGTTGTATATTTTCTTTCTGTGTACCCCAATAAAGATTAGTATGTATATTATTGCAAGGGTTATTATCTTTATGACATACATGAGGTTTACTCTCTGGGTTAGGTACCCAAGCTAAGGCTACTAATCTAGAAGCCTGAATCCTTTTATGTTTATTACTATCTCTTAATATATGATATATCCTACCCCGATTGAGGGTACCTTTTAATAACATCCATACTTTTCTTTTAGGGTAGTATCTATATAACCTACTTCTCTTAGAAATATAATAATCGGGCCACCCTACTATATTAGAGATTAACTTTCTTTTAGATATCACCTGATTTCTTCTCATACTTTTCTTTATTTGCAGAGGGATTATCTTTAGAACTCTTCATCATAGAATCTAATACTCCAGAATACACTTCATCATATTGTTTACGTTGTTCTCTTGTAAATTCTGTACATCTTTGTCTTTCAACATCACATTTAAATAAGGCTCTACCTGAAGAAAGACCGTCCCTTTGTACTACCATCTCAACTCGAAGTATATTATCTTTTTCTTCTTGCTCGGTAGAATTAAGACCCACAATAACTTGAGCATTACGAACAATAGCAATTGAACCAGAGATATCATTTTCATCATATCTAGTAAGTCTATGCTTCTTACCTTCACGAGTAATATGATGTGCAGTCCATATGATATCAAGATGTAACTCTTCTGCCAAGTTTTGCAAATCTACATATACATTAGAAATCCTTTCGAAATCCTCTCGGTCTCCAGCTATTGAGGCAAGCTTACCTGCATAATCTACCATTAATACTCTAATATCGATGCCTTGATTACGCAATTGAACTATCCTCTCTTTTATGTAAGTTGTATTAGTAATCATTGCAGGTACCCTCTCAACCACCAATTCAACCCCAAATCTTGCAAGCTTTCTTAAATGTTTAGCTTCAAGTTTATCATACTCACCTGAGTATAATTCCTTTTTGGTTTTATTGATACTAGATTGAATAAATCTGTCCATGATTTGGTCTTTACCATTCTCGGTATCTACGTATAATACGGATTTCTTCATTCGAAGATAACCTCGGGCAAGGTTTACCATGAAGAAAGTTTTCTTTGCTTTAGGTTTATCCAATATTACATTAATAGAATGTTCGGGATAACCTCCTGCATTAGTAAGGTCATTTAATTGCCTAAAGGGACAGGGTATTACCGAGGGTTCTGATTGTCTTTTAAACTGTCTCTCTGTAATATCTCGAATCATGTATATAGGTTCATCCTCTTTCTTTGGTTTACTTTTCTGAAGTACTTTTTCAATCTTCCTTGAATACTCTTCATATTGTTCGAAGTTATCTAAATCAAAAGAGTCATTCAGGTTCTTCATTTCAACATAGGTAGAGAACTGGTAAATCTTTTCCTTGATATAATCTGCATCCGATAAGGGAATGTGATATAAATTGCTTATTAACTTATTGATATTAGGGATGTCATCCTTAGTTACCAAATCAATGTATGCCTTTGATTCTAGCAATTCTTTTAATACTTCTTTTAATACATTCTCTGAAGGCATCTTACCTTGCTTCTTAAAGTATTTTGATATACCCTCAAATATAAGGGCATGCTCAATAAGAACCAGGTAATTAGCTTTAATCCTTTTTAGGACTAAACCTCCTTCCTTATCTCTTAAAACAAACCGGAGTATCTCAAGTTGGAAATCCGGTGTGAAACTAAATTTGATGTTGTCTTTAAATTTCTTCATATCTATATTGCAATATTATATAAACTAATAGATTTTGATAGTACCGAGATAGTTCTGAGTATGTTGACATCTATCTAGAAACTACTAATCCACTACCTTAAGCTCCCGAATATTTAATATTATTATTTTATATAAGAAAAAATACTTATATTTGCATAACGAATATTTAAAAACATGGGAAAAAGTAAAGGAAATAACGGTTCAGAGCTTCATCGATTAAAACCTATGCAAGAATATGATGAAGCTACTTTCAACAGACTTTATAAAGTTTGTAAGCCAGTAATTAGAAACCTTACCAGACAGATTGATTATAAACGGTTTAATCTTACACCGGATATTATCCAATCTTATTTCTGGGATAAGATGTTATTTGTTTTCAACAAATACTATGGTGAATGTACTGAAGAACATCTTAAAGCAAGAATCCTTGCATCACTTAGTACATTCAAAAACAAATTGCTTCGTTCTGCATACGGAGAACAAGCAGAGTATAATCAAAGCCTCTTTAAACTTGATGACTTATTCGACAATGACAAAGAATTAGAGGATGATACCGAAGAAGAGAAAGCTAAATCAGAAATGCTTGATATGATGTATACTTATATGAAGGATAAGCTTTCTCCAGATGCCTATCTTTTGTTTGAGGTATTAATTACTCCTCCCCCTTTTATCAAGGAAAGGCTTGAAAATAGTACTCGAATAACTAATATAATGCTTATCGAATTTTTCGAAATGCCTAAGACTAATGAATCTATGAGATATATATCAGAACTTAGACAAGATATACAATATTGGGAAGACCGAGCTAAAGAAGAACTTAAGTATTAACACAAAAGAAAAGGGGCGTTTCCCAACGTCCCTCTCCCAATTAATTTTTACTACGCAAAACACAGATTGTAAACAAATGTTTACTCTTAAACAATACAAATAATACACATGAGTTTTAATACTACTAAATAACTAATAACAACTTTATGATGATATCTTTTGGATATATCGTAATGTAATAGTCGGTGGCAATTTTTCAATATCCAAAGTTTCTACCGAAGTTTCTTGTAAGAAAGATTCCCCTAATAGGTTCCAGCTTACTACGATAGCACCATCTTGAATACCCTTGGTAGGAGTTCCTCTACCGAAATCTCCATTCAATCCCGTCTCCCTATTAAAGAAAGATTGAGGACGAACGTTCTCCCAGTTATTGGCATCATCTTGTTTACCTTTAGATACACCAAGAGCATGCCTATGCTTAGGAAGGTCATCACCTTTAATAGAGATTAAGAAATTACCCTTAGTTGGTGTATAGTAATCTCCGACATTCTGTAGCATTACTTCATCTCCAATCTGAACTCCTCCAGCTTGGTAACCAATAACTATTCTACCAGCTGCCTTAGTATATTCTGCCCAGCCCTCCGGTATTACATCGGTTTCCCAAAGAATGATAGAACCGATTGGTAAATTAGCAGTACTCAGAGATTCAGAGAATTCTTTTCTGATAGCCTCAATTTGACTATCAATGTATTGCTTGATATTTAACTTAGTACCCGATTCATCTACTACTGGAAAGCCTGAATTTATCTGTTCTACTCTTTTCACTGATTCTTTCATCATACTCTGGGCAGCAGTAGTATAAGGGATTTCTTGGAACTTACCCTGATAGGGTACAATAGCAAAGTTCTCATTTCGTTTGGTCATGGCATCAGTACCCTTACCATATACTCCGATAAGAACAACGGAAGTTTTATTATTAGAGTAATAAGGGCAAGCACTCTCTACCATCTCTAGAAGATTGCTATAGGTCATATCGTAATTAGAATATACATCATTATTAATGATATCCGGTGTACGATTCTCTTCGGCAATCGGATAATAAATATCCAGAGACTTTTTGAACAATGTGTAAAAGCTTTCGGAAGATTCATTCCAATAAGCTACGAAGTCTACTGGATTATCTACTGGTTCAGAAATAGTAGTATGTACTGCAAAGAGTAATACTTCTTCTGTTGAACCTTGGGTACCTTGGATGTTCTCAATAGTAATCGTTTGTTCATCGGATATAAATACATACCCATCTCTTGAAATACATCCAAAGTTCACGTCTGGCAATTCTCCATCTTCTGAAGCCTTTGCCATATACCTTGCCATAATCCTATCCTTGATTACATTGGCATACTTACTTCCAGCAACTCCCTGAGGAGATACCACTAACTTGTTACCATTTATGGTAGCTGAGCCAAATCCACAGAATGGTCCTAAACCAGAAGGAGCAGCAATTGCCTCTGCTGCTTCCTTTGATTTAATAATACCTTCATACTTAAAGTACGTTTTCATTGTTCTTTGTATTTTTAAAGTTATTCTTTTGTTCTGCCATATCCCTGAAAGCTTCTCCGAGTTCATTAAATTTGAGAGTTAACAGCTTAAAGATTATCTTCCAGATACTATATTGTTTTTTAATGCCATGTATTTCACATATATGCCCATAGATACTATCTATTTCGAAGCAATAGCATAATATTATTATAGTAATGGATACTTCTATGGGATCTACTCCATAGGGTTCTCCAATAGCTTTCCCAATTACAGCCCCAAGTAGGATATAACAAATATAATCAACCAGCTTATTTAGGGTTCTCCTACCGGCCCTTGACTTTCGAATGACTATATCTTGTACTCTACTTGCAGATATACCAAACCATAAATCTGAAAGTATCAATATTATGGCAAGTAATATCATCCACCTAAGGTCATAAATAATTTGGGTACATTCTCCAAATAAACCAATCATTGAAGTCTTGAACAGAGATTGAGCAGTAGTCTCTGTTACATTGTCTATTGTACTCTTTATCATACTTCTTCAATTTTCCACATTTGATTACTATAAGTGGTAATGGTAAATGTCTTCTCAGAAGTGTCATTTGATTCCCATTCCAACTTTTGAGGATTAACGCTTAATAAGTCAGCATCTACTACCGTAAACTTAGCCCGTACCGAAGTATCGGCAACTGATTCAAAAAGGTATTCTCCAGCGGTAGCCGTAGTAAATTCATATCCGGCTCCACCAGCATCAAAAGTAGTTACTTTGCCAACTTGTCTAACTCTACTATCGAATTCAGCTTTATTAGAACTACACCTAATTAAACAATATACTTGTTTAATGGTACCCTTTAATTCGGCATAACTTGGGTCAATGGTTAATTCTATAATAGTAGGGTAATCTTCCAATATTACTTGACACCTTAATGAAGAATCATCATCTGCCACAAAAGTATAAGTCCCAGCCTTGGTAAGAACAATTTCCTCATCAAGGTTATAGGTTTCCCCGTTCTCATCACAGGTAGCAGTACCACTTACATTGACCCCATTTTTCATTTCCTCAAGATGGAACTTACAAGCAGACTTCTCATCCAGTAATTGGTATACTGCATAAGTATCATCTATCTGATCTTCTGGTAATGCCCAGTTGGGTTCTTTCCAATGACTGTCTGTAGCATCCGAAGGTACTATCTTTAATTTATTCTGATATACTACTGGAGAATTATTAACTACCAAAGTAGTCTTTGCAGTTGGGTAGGCTACAGATTGGAAAGTATAAGTACCTGCTCTATTAGTGGTATATACATACCCGTTTTCAGCATTGAAGGTTTCCCCAGTTTCTACTACTTTAACTCGGTAATCATCACCATTACCCGAAATACATTGTATTATTACGGTAGTTTTTGCAGAACCGTTATATAGAGTAGATGTAGATGGATTAATACTGATCCTATATATAGCAGTTTTACCTGAAACTACTTCAAAGATACCCACACCTTCATCAGTTTCTCTTTTATCTAAAGTACATTTGAATTTATAAGTACCATAACTATTAGCAGTAAACTTATCACCGTTCTTAAACAACTTAGTATCACCAATTAGCCCACAATATAGTTCACCAGTAAATGATTCTGGGTAATTCGATTCGATGGTAAGAGTGGTAGTAGCATCCTTGATACTTTGCTTATCCCCAACTCTAAATTCAGAAGGTGTACATCTTACCTTATATGTAATCTCTTCTCGAGTTACAATAAATGAAGTTTGCTTTACTGGGAACTCTACAATCTCAAAGATGTAGGTACCAGGCTCTGAAAATTCCCAAGTTGAGCTAGAGACTTTCACTATATCAGTACCGGATAATCGTACATTACAGGTTTTCACGGTACCCTTATAGGATACGTTTGCCCTTACTACTGTACTTACTTTTAGGTTAGTAGGAGTTATCTTTCCAGTAATGGGGTCGCAAGTAATAGAGTATACTCGATTATAGGATTCTTGATTAACAGTGATTTGAGTTACCTTAGTAGGGTCTCCCACACTTCTAAAATAATAAGTACCTGCTCTGGGTATATTAAAAATGGAACCACTTTCGTGTTTAGTGTAACCCCAATTTATATTATCACTGGATATCTGATATCTTAGGTCGGCATTTATCCAATCTGAAGTTACAGTTACCTTTACCGGTACTTCATATACCTCTGAAGTAATAAGATTGGGTTGGTTCGGATTTACTAACTCAGCTTTAATTGTATACCCATCATTTACGGTAAACCCATATTGAATATCGAAAGATACATGATAGGGTATGAATCTTTTAAAGAAAGCCTCTACAGCTTCTCTAAATTTTCTAAAAGCTGCCGAGTTCGAAGTATATCCATGACCTGTAAGTCTAAAGGTTACTGGTATACACTGAGAACAATCAAAAGTATTATCGTAAGTATACTTATCGTCATAATGGTAATACTGGTCAAAGTGCGGATTACCTTTTACCCAACCATCATAGCTATCTGCTTTTGCAGGGTCTGTTACTACGCAGGTTAATCCATACAACCTCATCATTATCTCGAAGAACTCAGAGGTGCCTCTTATTTTAAAAAGAGATATCGAATACTTCAGGATGTTTCTTACTTGAGTACTGGTTAAAGTAAAGGGTCCCTCCTTTGGTATTATCCAAAGCTTAGATAACTCTTGGAGTTTAGCATCGGAGTAGAACCCATTAAAGTACTCTGCCCATTTCTGTGCATCTATAGTGTTCCCATAAGCAAAGGGCATTTCTCCGAGGAATTGCCAAAGGAAATTGAGATACATATCCGGAGCCTTATCTATATCAATAATATCCAGAATGTTCTCAATATCCTTTGTAATGTAATCTTCAAAATGCTCTCCACAAATTTCTAGAAACCTCTCTAAGATGCCTTTGCCATTTACCTTATAGGTATCTTGAGCTTTATACTCGAATGGCAAAAAGTCGATTAGATTTTTGAGGTTTATCATTATACAATTTCTTTTATGGTTAAAGTCAATTGTGAAGCATTTTCGAATACTGGTAAATTAAAACCGGGGTCTTCATAGTCATGGTTAGGTTCTGATACCGTAATAGAATATCTGTAACCAGACTGATAATTATTGTTCTGAATATCCAAAGAGAAGTCAAAGCCATTAGCCTTATCTATTACCTGTATAGAATTACCTACAGTACCAGTAGCCATATACCCATTTGATACAGAACGTACAGTAAAAGTAGTTGATGAATTGAAGGTAATATAGTAAGTCATAGACCCTTTAGCCTTATTCAATTTAAACTGACCCAAGTTCAATTCTTTATTACCATAGATGGTAGTAGGCCAAGGTTTAATATAGAATTTAGTAAGGTGAAGGTAATCTACTGTTGATAAGTTATCTATTAAGGCATAGATATCTGATAACCTTACGCTTCCACCTATCTGAGCTTGCTCTGGAGAATAGGCATTGTATAATGCTGTAAGAATTTGAGTTTGTATCTCTGCAGTCTTATAAGACTTCTTACCGGTAACATCCATCTCTAGAATAATCTGAACCTTGCCTGCAGATTTAACCTTCAACCAAGTAGTCATAGGAGCCCTTTGGGATAATAAATTATATACCCTATTAATTAATTCAGAAGAAGCAACTGCTCCACCATCTGGGCTAATATATACGGTAAGCTTTCTACCGCATTCATAATCGGCTTTAGCTTTATTTACCCCATCAACTAACATAGCTAAACTTTCGAAATCCTCTTTGGTAATTGCTACTCCCAAAGTCTTTACACTCAAAGGTATATGTTCCTTAAGCATTATAAAGTTCTCATAGTTTGAACCACCTCCAGCATCATAAGCATTACTTACAGTAGCATCCGTAATTGAGGAAGATATTACTGAAGGTACAGAAGTAATAGTATTACTCTTTACATTACCCTGAGTACCATTGGTTAAGTAGAATACCACATTGGTTATTTTTGCTCCTGCTGCAGGCTTCTTACCAAAGGTACCATCTCCAAACATTATATAAGGATTGAGTGCCTCATCTACTGAAACCATGAAATGCTTATCTGTGGGTTTGGATTTTGCAAATGTATCTACTAATACCCAAGTTTCCCCACCTATCTGTAATGACATAGAACCTTGTTCATAATACTTACCATTGGGTAGAGTACCCAGATGAATTATAACTCTATCTCCAGTGGGTATTACCATATTATTGAGAGCGCTTGCAGTATACTTCTCATGTTGTATAATTGGTACTTTACAAGTAGTTACATTTGAATACCAAGTTACGTCTCTAGCAGATAACCAGGAATTACCACTAGAATCTGTAAACAGAGTACCTTGAGGTATAGTTAATTTAGCTCCGATAGAATTACCAATAATACTTCTGGATAAGATTACATCTACTGTAGCAGCAATTGCTGCTCGAGCATGATAATCTACCAAAGCCCCATGTTTAACTACCGAATCATACCTTCTTGCCGTAGATAGGAAAGTTTCCCTTGCCATGTTATCTACATAGTAGTGAAGTACTTCGGCAATTGCCGCAAACAATGAGAGGATGATAATTAAGATGTTCCCCTCCGAATAATCCGTTATGAGTTTCTGACCTTGAGGGTCTTTGAGTCCCATAAGGGATTCAACCAGCTTGGCCTTAATCTGTTGATAAGACCTCTGGTATGGGTTAAGCCATTTATTTGTGATTCCCATATTATTGTGTATTTAATGAATTATCCGACCGGTCATAGGTGATATCGAGGTACTGACTAGAATTTGTTCCATTTACTACATAGGTTACTTCTATGTGTATTTTTGCATCAACTCTAGTAACTGTGATATTTTGGAAGGTTATCCTTTGTTCCCAAGCACCTATGGCTTGTTTTAAAAACTCTTTAATTATAAAACTTAGGGCTTGTGAGTTTGGTTCCTCAATACATTGCCATAGTTTACTACCAAAGTTTTCCTGTCGAAATCTCTGGCCTATCATGTAGTATAATATCGAACTTATATTATCTCTGATAAGTTTGAAATCTCCATTTACTGGGTACCAACCTCTTTCACCCTTTTCATTAGTTGTAAGTTGGATAGGGTAAGTTACACCTATACCAACTAAGTCTGTAAAGTAATTCTTTTCCATTAGTGTATGCAGGTTTTATCTTCATAATCGTCTACAACGAATTGTGAGAAAGGTTTAATTACTTGAGTTACTGTAGGACCTGAAGAACCGGGTCCAGTAGTTACACCTGAGTGTACATGAGAATTGAACATACTGCGAAGTTGTTCTAGTTCTTTAATGGTTTGGTTTAATTTTTCGGTTAATTGAAAAATATTGATTACTCCACCATTTTCTCCAGTATTAAGTATCACGGAATCACCAGAAGATATGTTTATATCTTTATTAGCTGATACTATTACGTTAGATTCAGAATAAACCGATACGTCCCCATTAAAGTAGAGATTTAGTTTCCCATTATCATCGTCTATTATAATGAGGTTACCTTCAGGAGTAACTATCCCCATTTTATTTGGACCGTCTAATGGTTGAGGTACTTGATTCATACCCCAACCATGGTATTCCCATAATGGTTTAGTAGGGTCACCAAATTCAAAAGTAATGAATACTATATCTCCTACCTTAGGGGCTAAGAACTTAAACCCACTACTTATTGAACCATGTTGGCCTTTCGGTAAAGCCCAAGCAAAGGTACCTCCCATTACTTCTGGTATACATACTTTTACCCTATTCATCTTCTTTTCGGTATCATTATTATCAACAACTATACCTCGGTATATAGAGTAGTATCTTCCAAGACCCTCTAATCCTTCTTCTGTTATTATCTTTGCAGTTTCATAGCCCATAATTACCTCGCTTCCTTATTCTTGATATATTCTTTGAATCCCTTATTCTTGATATATTCTTTGAATCTCTTTATGGCTACTTCCATATAATCGAATTTAACCCAATAATCATCGGGTACTTGAATATCTTTGATGGTTATCTTTCCGGGTATTACCTTACCTGAAGAAGTAGTTAAACTACCAGAGCTTACAGCTATACCTTCTGCTTTCTCGATTGGAGTCTTAGCTAATACTTCAGTATAGTAAGCCTTCTTTCGAGCCATCTCATCCCTACGTTTAACATCCAATACGTTTCCTTCCTTATCCATAATACCAGATTCAATGAAATAGGCCACCTCATTGTAAGTCCAACTCAAATCTAATTCATTGATATTACTTAAAGCTTTCTTATATTTACCCTTAGAGGTTACAGCATTAGCTTTAGCATCATTAGCTACAACCGTTTGAGTAGACAGTCCAGTCTTAGAAGTAGTAGAACCAGCCCTACTCGAATTCTTTACTAACTCTAAATTAGTTACATATCCCTGGCCTGCATCCATAGAGTGGGTACATTGTTTTATATACCAAGGACCAGACCATCGTTTACCAACATTCTCTAATATTAATACCTGAGAAGAGGCTAGTAAGGGTCTTCCAACAACTTGCATCTGACAAACCAGTTTACTCTCTGTATACTTTAAACCACCATTAGCATTAGCATTAGCTGCCCAAGCCCACTTATCTATCCCCCCATATCTACTGAATAGATTATGGTAAAGTTTGTACAGGGGTATCTCAACATTAGCTTTTTTCCAATGTTGAACTTTCACTGTAACGCTATAAATACCCAAATGCTGATTTAATGGGTTTTTATATTTGATAACCGGGGTGTCATCGATCACCATAGTATAAGGGCCTTTCTTTAAAGCCGATATACCTCGATAAACACTTTCTTCATCCTCTAATCCCCAAGCAGTAGCTCCACCCTTGGGAGTATGCTCTGGGTCAAAGTCTCTTGGGTCCAGGTCTTCTATGACCATGTATTCCATTTGTTCTTTACCCTCGAAAAGGTATCTTTCATTCTTGAGGATATTGTATATATCTTTATCTAATGTTTCACCATTAACTATATTCTTAAGGGCAGCATTTAAAGCTGCACGCCTATCAGCCGGAAATTCTTCTCTTTGAATGGCTTTATTTATGATACTTCTTACCTGATCTGTACTAAGTTCATTAAGGAATTTTTCCTTACCTTGTCTATAAGCTTCGGCGGGATTAGAAGCAGAATACTCTGCTACATCTTGATTCCATTTGTCATCTACTTGTTTCCTAGCTTCAAATAAAGCTCTTAAGTTAGGGTCAGTCTTTAGGGTATGATTTAACCTCATCTGCCTGATAGTAAGTATATCTTGGGGATTATTCTCTGCTCCATATTTACCTATTGAGGTTTTCCAATTATTATAATAGACCCCATTATTCTCATTAGCTACTATCTCGGGTAATTTTTCAGTATCATCAATCCCAGTACTTAATACTTCTAAATCTTTACTCTCTGGATTAATAGCGGGAGATAGTGTAGCCTTAACTCTCTTAGTTACTTTTTGAGTAGAAAATTGAACACTAAGTACTTCCCCATTCTCTCCCTGATAAGTATAAACAGTTACTGGTTCTTCATGAAATTTCCTATTATGTATATAAATAACATTATCTCTTGAATCTATATACCAAGGGCCATTAGTATAACCTCTCATCTTTTGTTCTAATTGAACTAAGATATTCTTGCCAACTAATCCGAAGTCACTATTGATTAGGGCCTTCAAATCTTCTGGCATAGCCACTTCTGCTACTCCACTGTACCTATTAGCATAAAGCACCTTTCCAGTAGTAGTACGAGTATTCTCTGTAGGTACCTGTAGTGACTCATATACTTTATTACTTATTATTCGTTGTTCCATTACTGAAAGATTTCTATGATTACACCTACACCATTATCACAACCACCATCTAAATAGGAAGATAAACTATTCTCTGAAGCTTCAGAGAAATTATATGGTGGCTGATATCTTAAATCACCAATAGAGTCTATACACTTGATAGTTACATGGGTACCAGTAGAATCAAACTTTGCCTCAAAATCCCTGACCTTGATAGTTTTAATTGGACCCGATACAAATTGACCGTCTGGGTATATGTATCCCCACTGTAAGCATATCACATTACCTTCTTGTAAAGCCTCTATGTCCACAGTATCGGGATCTCCAGTATCAAATGTAATTGTAGCAAGATTTTCTTTTTCTTCATCATACCTATAATTCCAGGTACTAATATAAGCTCCAAGAGGTATACCAGTAATGGGATTCATTATCGGCATACCTCTAAAATCGAATAGAGCCAAGTATGGTTGGCCCATTCCGTTATATAATATGGATTTTTGTTTAGCTGCCATAAGCGGGGATTCTTATAAGTGTTCCACTTTCTACCTCTTTAAAAGGGTTTAGTATATCATTAGCTTCTGCAATAAGATACCATTTACCTGAATCCCCATAGTATTTATAGGCTATATTCTGTAAAGTCTCTCCATCCTTAATGGTATGTTGAATATCATTTGAGGATGAAGGTACAGAAACTACTGGAGTTTCTAAAGAGTAATCTCCATCTCCGTAATTTAGAGCATAGACATTATTATAAGGGCTAGCTCCCGTCAGATATTGGTTAATATCAATCATATTTAATACCTCCCGTCTTTTTAAGTGAATCCGAATTTATAAAATCTCCATAGGATAGATTATATGCACTTACTCTCTTGAAAATCAATTCTTGAGTTGCTGCTGCAGGCAATAACCTACCATTACCAAAAGTAGCTGGCTTTCCGGGTATCCTTATTCGATAACCGTTCTGAAAGTTCTTCAGAGTATAAGTTGCTGAGGTAAGGATATAATTGTGGTTATCGAATATACCAGAATCCCCCCACTCAATCTTAACAATCGGGGGAGCAGCCTGGTAGCCATTAGATTTAGACCATGCCTCTAATAACCTACATTTATTGATTACCTCTTCTGGATTTTCTGGGTCATTACAGTACCAAGACACATTGAATTGAATAATGTCTTCAGCTCCAGTAAAGTGATACATTGGTACATTGCGACCCATTGATTTAATGGTGGCCCATGTGGTTTCTCCTCTAAAATCTATTTCTGGAGGTCTATTCTGTAAGGTAATGTATTGAGTGGGGTTAACAGTCATGTTATATATCCTTACTTCATTCTGATATATAACATCTGCTTTAGCCTCGAAGTTTCTGTAATTAGTAGTATTCTTATTCCCCTTTGCTGGGTCTACTCCTTCACCTTCTTCTAACCTTGGGAATTGTAATACCATTCTCCATTTAGCCTGGAGTTGTTTATTTAGAATAGGGTTCTTAGACGATATTTGAGCTTCTCCGATTACTCCATTTGGGTCATAGAGTTTACCCTTTTGAGCATCGTCCTTTGGAAGAGTAGAAATAGTTCGATTGAGTAATATCCGAGCTCTCCATAGTTTATTTAAGGGACCCGTAAGAACTCCTGCGGTATCCCTTGTAAGGTCATTATATTTTTCAACGACCTTACCTGCTGCTTTATTTAATACTCTAGCCATAGTGTTTTAATTTTATAATCCTAATGCTACACCAGTATAATCTTGCTGAGAACCCAAAGAGTAATCCCCCAATATCTCACCATCTACACTGATATTAATCTTACCGTCTTTTAACCCATCTCTAATAGCTGCTCTCATTGCATTCAAGAACCTTTCTTCATTCTGAGCTCTGATTGCAGATGGGTCTTCTTTATCTTGGGCATTAGTATTCCTATCTACTGAATCAATAAGTCTACTACCTACTTCTATTAGTAAAGGTAAACCTACGGTAATAGCTAATCCCCAGGGTCCACCAATTAACCTTAATAACCTACCACCTACCGAAGCTAAACTTCTAGTAGCAACAGTCTTAGCAGCTTGTTTACCAGCTTGATTAGCTACAGTACCTCCAACTACACCTCCAATGAGTGAAGTGGCTGGAGACATCCCTGGATTGGGTGTTTTAACATATATACCGGTTTTGGTATTATAAAATCTACCAGCTTTGTTCATACTAACTCCCCCCATCATCATCTGCAATTGAACCATGGTCCTCATGAGATTTACCATACTTATCATATGAGCTTCCATAATAGCAAATTGGGTGTTCGTCTTAATGGCTGCTGCAGACATACCCTCAGTAGAAGCAGTAGCAATAGTTTGTAAATACCCAACAGACCTAATAATACCTCTTACAGTATTAAACCCTGCAACTATAGTACCCACTACTACTGCAGTAGCTCCTATCCTAAGACCAAAACCTCCAACCCAAGTTTCTGAGATAGAATTAATTACATTGATTATAGAGTTACCCACATTTAGTACTGGGGTAAAGATTCTACCCAAAGCCGCACCTGCCGTAACGGTTAAGTTCTCTATACTTGATTCGAATTGGTCGATTACACCTGCATCGGTTTTAAGACGTTCTTCATTGATTCGATTTACTGCTCCCATGTTTTGGTCATAGGTAGCAAGTATCTTACCCATCTTATCTCTACCAGAAGCAATATCTCGAAGTACTGGAAGCATACCACGATTACCACGAACACCAAAGATATTGAAGAAGGTTGGTGTTTCTATCCGTGAAGGTAAATCTACTGTGGCCTTAGCAAACTTCTGATAGATAGTGTAAAGGTCTATAAGGTTACCTTGAGCATCGAAGAATTCATCTGGACTTAAGCCCAGGTCTGCTAAAGCGTTATAGCCTTTCTTTTTTTGATTAACAAGAGAGAGTTGTAAGTAACGAATCATATTAGCCAGAGAGGTACCTGCCATAGAACCCTGTATACCCATATCTCCCAATACACCAATAGCAGCAGCCGTTTGCCGAAGGTCTACTCCAGCAGTTGCCATATCTGCTCCTGCATAAGATATGGACTGGGCTAAGTCTGTCAAAGATATATTTGCATTAGTAACTGCAGTATATAAGTCATCGGTTACTCTAGCGGCTTCTCCCATTGGGATTTGGTACATTGACATGATATTAGTAATCAAGTCAGCTACACCACCTTTCTGTCCCACTGGCATTGTAAAGATTGAAGCCAGCTTAGATGCTGGCCCAATCATTTCTTTAATAGCATCGAATTTATTACCTGCCATAGCCAGGTATCTTTGTCCTGATGCAACATCCGAAGCAGTAAGAGGAGTTATCTCATTGATATCTTTTGCCAATTGTAACATTTCTCTTTGTTCTGCAATGGTAGCACCAGCAATTTTCGAAGCAGTCCAAACTTCATTCTGAACACCCGCAGAGTATTTATAGGCCCTTGCCATTCCCCCTACGAGCTGCATTCCGAAGTCCATTGTATTGGAAGCTGACATCTGTATACCTCTATTCCAGGTATTCATATCATTCATCATTGTTCTGAATGACCCAGATATCTTGCCAGCCTCTTGAGAGAATCGGTCTTTTAAAACCATGGCAACACCGACCTCTACTATACTCCTACTGGTATTCATAATTTATTTTCTTTTCTTTAGTTGTTTATAATATTGTTCGGCCATTTCCTTAAATATTTTCCTGATTCTATACGGAAGACGTAAAAAGCCGAAATAGTCTAAGGCTATCTCGGCTCTGGTGATATAAACAAAATCACTCTCTAACATTACTCTTCCGTCAGGTAGAAAAAATTGGGTGCCCAAACTATAGGATAAGTTCTTTCTTCTCCAGTTAAGGGATTAGTAATATGGGACTCTCCCTTAAAGATAGGGTCAATAGAGATTATATACTTTCTCATCTCAGCCATATCTTTTGCTGTAAATGGAGTAAAGTTTTCTACCTTCTCCCAATTACCGTCTACTTCTAAGTAAAGATTCCGACAAAGTAAGGGGGCATTCTTAGTTTGTTTATCCAAGGGTAACTTCATGAACTCCTGTTCTCCCTTACCAGTCATACAATCAAATTTGATTTTCTTGCCCGATGAAAGAAGATATTCATGACCGGTTAATTGAATACCCTTTGGATAATAAGGGATGGCATCTGGTTTTTCATCAAATACCCTATTATCAGTGGGTACTTCTGAATAATCGAAAAGGAACTCATGAAGGTCTTGGCCATAAGTAACTTTACCACCGTTCTCTTTACCCCAGTCATATTCAAATTCTACTTCCTCTCCCAATGAGAATATACGAGAATTGAAAATAATTGCATAGCGGTCATTGACTGGTAGATTGAGAGCATCATCAACGGTTAGCTTACCGTTAGGAGTGGCATTAGTTCTAATTATGATTGCTGCAATGAACTTGGTAAGGTTCATTAAAGTTTTCATGTCTGAAAGGTTACTGAGAATGTCTTCATCAGCTCCATTCTGTTCTCTAATTTCATATTCGAAACCAGAGGGTCCGGTAAATCTAAATGTTCTAAATTCCATAACTTTGATATATTTAATGTTTACAAATGTTCATAGTACTCCGTATAACAACAAGAAAGGGGTGAGCTCCTATCACAGGAATCCCACCCCTCCACCGAATCTTAGTGAAAATAGACTAAGGAATTAGTATTTGTCTGCAGTACCCACCGAGAACTCTATGGACTCTATGGTATTCTCTGAAGCCATTCTGTCCAAGTCTAAGCCGGTAATCTTACATGGCCATACCTCTTCGAAGACGTGGGTATTAAGAACCGAAACTCCATCTTCGGCAAGTTCGTTTACAATAGCCGTTTCCCAATATTGGCTTGGTACTAAGCCACCACCAACTATATGGTCTTGGCAAGAATAGAGCCAGTCATGAAGCCAGGTATCTGAACCTGCAGTAGTCATAAGTTTCTCTACGATAAGATTACCTATAGTAACCCTACCAGCAGTTTTAACATCTCTATTGACATCCCCATGAGCCACCTGGTCAATCTCAATATCAGGCAAAGTACAACTTTGGAATAGATAAGTATTGATAGGGTGTTTGGGGAACATGATACTCCACAAGAATTTCTTCCGTGGATTTTTTACTTTTGCTCCCATCGTTATATGTTTATAGGTTATTACTTGTTTCTACAACTGATACCGACTTAGAAGCAGCATCAATTACAATCTCCATAGTTACCTCTTGCATAGGAACTACGTCTTTATACTTAAGGATAGCACGATATTTACCTTGACGGGCATCTGCTTCGTTATTTACGGAAAGATCATCCCAAGAAGTTGCATCCTGGTCACCCATCCAAGTATATTCTGTCATGGCATCTTCATCTACCAAAGAATCTAACGTAGGTTTAACTTCCAACCAAATTCTTTTCCAAGTACTCCAAACATTGGGCTCTTCCAGGTATTTGTTAAATACGGGACGAAGGAACTTCTTCAAATACAAATTCAATCTTACGATTGAAAGGAATCTTTCTGAATCCTGTTTTACCTGAGAAGAGAAGCAATGCCATAGCATGGTTTGTTTACCTGCATCGGGAGTATCTTTGATTACCATCTCATTGATATAATTCTGAGCAAGTGTGTTCAGTTCATTATATCGAGAAGGAGAACCATAATTTGGGCATACTGGTCCAACGGCATCTCCAATAACTCCCCGGTTCATACCAGCAAAGGATTTCCAAGGACCGTATTGAGTAGCAGAAGCATCTCCCAAACCTGCAATGGTACCCACTACATCGGAATCCTGAAGGTTACCTTTTTCGTTGTAGTACTTAAGGCCACCACCAAAATAAGCAATGTACTTAGAGTTACCTACAGTACCGAGGCAAGTCTGTACCCAAGTAACCTGAGCTTTGTAATCTCTGGGTTGTGTACCTTGAGTATAATGGGTCAAGTGTTTTGGAACTTCGATATACAGTACCCATTCCATCAATTCTTTTGCCATATCTGCAGCAGCCTTATATACCTTGAGTACGTCAGCATCAGTAGTAAGGTGTTGAGAGATATGGGAAATGAATAACTGATAGAAATCCGTATAATCCCTTACCAAGTCCAGAGAAGCAATCCACTCATCAGCAGTGGGTGTAGTTCCAGCACTACCTACAGTACCGGTAAACATCTTCTCTGTATCAGTAGGAGCAGCCCCACCTACGGTAACCGTAACCGCATTTTTGGTACCATCTACACTCTCGGTTAACCATTTGATTAGGTTCTCGAAAGATGAACCTGCTACAACTACCGGTTTGATATACTCTGAGTTCTTAGCAAAAGCACTAAGAACAAGGTAATCTACCGAAGTATTATTGTTATCATCGGCAGTTTTATAAGTTACTACCGGACCTTGTTCAAGTACCTGGCCATTGCCTGAATAGATTCTATAATACAAAGTATTAGATTGTTTATAGAAACCTACCTGGAAGGTATCAGTACTACCGATGGGGTCTCCATAACCTTTGGTTACCAATCCCAAACTATAGGTAGTTCCACCAGAAGCAATAGTAATAATTGCAGCCGGTGTAGCAGGTTCTGGAACTGCAGAAGCAGGTACTATACCTTCCTCTTCGGATTTAGCAACTGTTTTAGCTTTACCTGCAGTTGCAGCTACTGTACCTTGAGTAGCTCCCTTACCAAGCACTCGAATAACACGAAGCTTAGAACCACCTTGCAAAGCCTTTTCGATATTTGATACAGAACCATCGGGTACAATTTCAGAACCATAGATTCTTTGGAACTGAGAGAATGTAGAGATGATTTCTGATGGGTCATCGTATGGACCTTTAGTAGTTCTAGCCAATACACAAGAAACTCCTAACATAGGAGTAGTTTGAAGAACGTTATTGTTCTTAAACTTAAAATCAACATGAGGTGAAGTTGGCATAATTCTATTGTGATTAAAGTTAATTACTTGTTTAATTTATACCCTAGAGTATTGTACCTATACCTTATGTACTTTTAACTCTAACATTTCATTTTCATTTTGTTCTAACAACCCAATAAGAACTGAAATATCCTTAATTGGTGTAAGTGTCCCCTCTTCCAAAGCCTTCTCTGAAAGAATGCCATCTTTACACACATAGGTATATACCTTTTCAAGTATACCATGTTCTACATCAGGGTGGTCATAGTAATTACCAATTTCAATGAATAGGTTTCCGGTAGGTGCAAGCCTGCCCTTGTCCCATTCCTCTAAGTCATTGAAGTATGGTCTCACGTATCCTCTAGCAGGTAAGCCAGTATATAAAATTGTATGTAGCAATCTCATATCGGCTTGTGTTTGAGAAACTAGATGTACATCTATGGTGATATCTTTTGTTTCATAAGGAAACTCTGAAGCTTGGTAATTACCATCCTCAAGTTTATCACCAATGATGTATTTATTCACACCAATATCTCCAGCATAATAACCTTGTAGTTCTATGGTTATTCTTGGGAGAGTCTTTGGGCCTTTTACTTGATTATTCCCTATACCAAAAAGTGGTATAAACTTCTTCATACCTTTGATTGCCTCTTGAAATCTTTTTTCGTTTTCTTGAGACAAAGGTAAGAAGTCTTCTGGGTTTAAGGTAAGACCCATTTCCAACATTGTACTAAGTAGAGAGATATAAAAAGTTCTTTCTACTATTTCTTCTGAGTTTACCATTAAAGTCCTAATCTAATATTTAATTGAACACTTTGATTGCCATTGTCATTAATATACCCATTATAAGTTACCTGAACACCTCCAAAACCCCTCATTATGGTTTGTAAATGACCAACACAATTTAATTCACTAACCCATTGAGTAGCAATATTTGAAGGATAATCGGTAAGCCATACTTTAAAGGGTATTGGTTCAGAACCAATACCTCCAGAGAATTGACCCTCTATTGTCTTACTTATATCGGTTATCTTAAATTGTTTTACAAATTTAGCAACTTGAATACCGTTGATAAGGTAATACTGATAACCCTTTACATTACTAATCTGAGCAGTACTAGTATTTTGACCAAGGTTTGGGAATGGTATATTCGGAGTTGGTTCAAAGCCATACTTAGTAGTTCTAATACCTGGAGATTGAGTTATATTTAAAACTATCTCTGGGTTAGGTTCTTGCTGTGAGATAATCTTAACCGTAGTAGTTCTTTCTAATGGGTCATAGTTACTTGGGTTGTGATCTTGATTAGTAGATTTAGTTTTGATAATAAGCTTACCTGCAGCATTAGCTTCCCCAATTTCTTGGGTTACCTCTAACCAATCGGATGAGCTTTCTAATTTCCAATCTACAGCACGGTATTCATCTTGAGGCTCATTATTTATAAACTTCTGTTGGTAACTATATACCCCTATTTCTAGAGTCTCACCCTTTTTAGTACCATCGAAAGTATGGGAAGTAGTTTCCGGAGTGATACTAAAATAAGTTCCCCAGGTCTCTACTATTTTAGGAGCAGCCTTTTGTATCAGAGTTACTTCCCTTTCTACACCCTGAACTACTACCTTGAGAACCTGCTCTTTTATATTATTCATGTCTTCGTTTACTGCCTTAGGCTTTACCCTAATAGTTGCAGTACCAGTTCCTGATAGTGAAGATATTTCAAAATCTACTGCCATTATATAATCCTCCTTATTTCTTTTCTAACTTCATTACGTATTTCCTTTTGTAAGGCAGCTTTTCCACCAGCAGCCTTAAATGCAGGAGCCCAGAGAGGACGAGGTGGTAAATTACCATCTCTACTACCATACTCTAACATGATAGCTATCTGATTCAAAGTTTTTCTTGAAGTCTTACCAGTATAAGTAATCTTCTTGATTCCAATTGGTAAACCAACGAAAGTTCTTTTCTTACCCTTTACTAAAGTAACTGACCTGGCATATTGTCCAGTAAGATTTAGCATGGTATGGTCCCCATACTTCTTTATGGTACCAGGAGCATGTGGTGGCCAAGATACTCCGGAACCTCTTGGAGGTACACCAGTATTCAAACTTCGTCTTACTATACGAAGAAGTTGATTACCAAACTTTTCTGTACCTTTCGCATAGCCTTCGGTTAAGATACTTGGAGTTTTGGCAATCAACCTTTCTGCACGAGCTTGTTCTCGTTTATCTACGTATATTTCTAGAGGGCCAACTGGAGTCGATAGTGTAATATTAACCGACTTACTTGGCATAATTCTTATTATTGTTTAGGTTTATCTAATATCTAATCCCAATTCTTGAGCAATCCTTAATAAAAGGGTTTCTTGGTTAGTTAACCTCTCATTCATGGATAACTTAAATTCTTCGAAATCTGGAGCAGGATTACGAGGTGATTCTGAACGATTATTAATTAAACCAAGAATATTATCGCATTCAGAAACAACTGCCTCAAATTTGGCTTTGTTATTTAAAATATTTAAAGCATTCTGTTTCTGCATTGATACCTCATTAATGATATTATCGAGATTGGTCGTATAATAGGTACCATTATAAATACCTTCATTTACATTAGTTGGTAAATAAATGGTAATTTGAGATATTGAATCTTGTATCACTAATTCGATACTGTTAACAAAACCTTCTTTACCATTTGAGGCCATTGGTTTACTTTCGCCAACTTTTAAAACTCTTGCTTGGTCAAAGATTGGATAACCAGACCGTCTGTCTTTTTCTAATGTGAAAATCACTTCACCTTTCTGTACCTTTTGGAAAATCAATGTTCTTTCGTCCATAATCATCTTTTATTTATTAAGTTTAAACCAAATGAAACTGCACCTGGATTCCTTTGCATGAAGTCTACCAGGTTTAAGAATTGATAGTATCCAAATTGATTTAGTATCCAAATTGATTTATGAGTACCTGAGCTTTGTTTGCTACTTCTTGTGCAATCTCTATATTGGGAGCAGGTAGAGCTAATTGTATCTTGAATTCGGTGAGTTGTTCTTGTTCCATAATTCCTTAGTTAATGTGTTAAAACGAAAAAAGGAGTACACCTAAAATAGATGCACTCCTTTTTAGTCATCCCGGCAAATTAAAAATTACCGAGCCGGTGTAGTTATACCTTTTAAGGCAGCCACAACTTGATTGATAATGTTCTGGTCTCTCTGAGCATCTACTACTCGATTAAGGCGGGCAATCTCCTGGTCTTTTGCAGTATTCTCGATGAGACACTTGATTTCCTGTTGGCCATTCTTGAGGTCACAGCAGCAACGTTCCAACTGAAGAGCCAAGTCAGATTTTACTTCTTTAATCAAGCCTTTGGTTTCACAGCAGCAATTCTGTTGTTCATGTTCCATCTGGCAAAGACGGTCCATAACACGATTGAAGCCTGCGCCCATTTGGTCACGAGAATCCCGGATATCGGAATTGGTTTTGTATCCCAAATCACAAAGTCCTCTTTCCGTTGTGAAACGATTGTTAAGAATTTCTCTACCAACATCGCCAGCACCTTTTACTTCTACTCCCATAATGTTTTGGATTTAGAAATTAATAATAAAGTTAATTATTATCTCATATAAAAATATCCTGGTGTTGTAAATTAAACCTATGATAGTTTGAATACATATTCATAAGTAATCGTCGCAGCATTCTGAGTTATATTGACTGTAAGCTCCCAACCGTCATCATCGTTTTCTGCTTGCCTTAATTTAATGGTACCTGACCTTGTTGATTCTACGGTATTCTCTGTTAAGGTTAAGGTTAACCCATAGTTTCCATTATCACTTGATAACGTTGTAATTGCTACATTTGTAACCCAACTTGGTTTTGAGGTTACAGTTAAAGCTAATGGGTATCTTGTACTTATTTCAGAACCGTTTATTACCTTAGTCTTAAAAGAATAAGCTACATCAACTGTAAAGTTATTACCTCCCAAAGCCGATAATCCAGTTCTGGAAGTAGTTCTAGAACCCGTAGGGGAAGTAAAAGCCAAATAATACTTATAGGATACTGAAGCACCACCCTGAGTGATATCTACATAATCAGAAGCCCCATCATAGTTAGCAAAGACTCTAACAGTTCTAGAACTGGTACTACTGTTTGAAGAAGCAGTAAGGGTAGTCCCAGATAATGTAAAACCCGAAATACCATTGGTACTTAAGGATGGGTCAGCAGTATTATAGCCATCCCTTACTGTATAACCAGAAGTATAATTTGAATATCGATCTCTACTTGCACTTGGGTATAAAGTTACACTCCCCCCAGTATTAGAAATAGTGTATGAACTAGCAGTTAGAGTTACAGACCATGAACCATAAGAATAGCTCAACCATTTATTTGCCTCTTGATATACTGGTACACTTACAGATTTGGTTTTACCATTTAGTGATAAGGTACCAGTAATGGTTCCTACTTGGGTTCTAGATTTTATGGTATCTTCCAGATTACTTGCACTAACTGCAGTACCATAACTAATACTAGCACCACTTGTAATCGTACCTCCTCCCGTTGTAGAACCATTCCATCCCCAGGTCTGGGAATAAGTTGGCAAAGTAGTAAATGAACTTCTTGTACCTCCACTTGCAGGTATATCTGTTACAGCTCCACCACTTGCAGTAATTTCACTATAAGTCTTATAACCTGCAGATTGAGAACAAGATATGGTTACTTTCTTATTGGTTTCTGCTTGGGTTAAAGTTACGGTACCACTACGAGTACTGGTAGAAGTATTATTACCCATAGTTACTGAAGTACCGGTACCGGATATACTTCCTCCATTAGCTCTAGTATAAGTTAAAGAAATTTGGTTACCATAATTATGGCCATTTCTTAATTCTTGCTTGTATGAAGTTACCGTGAAAGTTTTAGTACCTCCAGTTGCCCCAAAAGACATAGAAGTGGGGTTTACACTAAACCCATAACTCCAAGATTGAGATGCAGCAGCTTGAGTAAAGGTAGCAGAAACGGTTTTACCAGATTCATCTTGAGTATAAGTTCTAGTATGAGCTCTTGAAGATAGAGCTAAATTTTCGGTAGCAATAAACCCCATAGTATCAGTAGACCCCTTTAACCAATCTGGTAAAGTTGTTCCGGTATGACCCACTGTTACCGAAGAGCCTTGAGCTACCCCATCCCAATACTTTTGTTTAGTTGAAGTTAAACCTATTCTAGCAGGGGTTGATTCTCCACCTATGGCAGGAAAAGTAAAGGAAGTATTTATAGCTGTAAATGTATACTTATAAGTTACCTTATGAATATCTTCGAGTTTGACACATTCGTTGTTTCCATAGGAACTGGCATTGGATAACTCCAACCCCACATAATTTTCCCCTGTTCCTGTCGAGGAGAGTGCTAACAATTCAGCCTTGGTAGGGCAGTCATTTCCTGTCTTACCAAGGCCTACTTTAGTTTTGACAGCACTCCAGGTTGCTATCTCTCCCATGATTATTTATTTTTAAGTTCTTGAATCTCAGCCTTCAAAGCCTTAATCTCATCGTAGAGAAGTTTAATACCTTCAATTGCCAAAGTTGACATCTTGTGATATTTAACTTGTTTTACGAGTACATACTCTTCCCCATTGATTTCCAAAGTTTCGAATTCCTCTGGATTAGGTACTGTAGATTTCTCTACTGGAACTTCCTCTACATATTTACCAAATCCCAATCCCTCAAGATTCTGAGCAATAGTTCCCTCGTCCTCTTTACCAAGCATTTCGAATGACTTAGTTGGTATCTGGCAAATCTGTTCCAGAGTATGATTCAAATCCTTAATGTTAGATTTGAGTCGAACATCGGAAGACTCTTTCCAGAAACCAGAAGGAGCAGTAGTCTTAGCAAATACTACCTGGTCGGTAGTTGCCAATCCCAACTGGGTTCTAGTTACTGAATGAGGATTATCCTTTTTACCAGCATGGTTATTGATAGATGTCTGAGCAGCAGTACCGGCAGCCTTAGCATCGGCAATAGCAGAAGCCTGAGCAGTAGATACTGGTTTGTTAGCATCAGAAGTATTATCGGCATTACCCAAACCTACCTGAGTCTTAGTTACTGCATGGGGATTACTCTTATTGGCAATATGTTGATTTACCTTGGTTTCCAATGCAGTTAAATCGGTATCAGTATTACCTACTGCTTTATCGATATAAGTCTTCAATTCTGTTCTAAGAGAATTGATGGCATTGGTTCTGTTGGTAATTTCATTTGCCAGCCCAGTTACGGTATTATCCAGGTTCTTCTTATCTGCAGCAGTCATTACACCTGCAAGGGTTTGAGTTGCTGCAGGAATATCGAAGGTATGTTGAGTTTCGTTTACCTGGAAACTACCATCCTCTTTCCTTTCTGTCCACCAGTAACCCAGGGTTAATTTAGTAGCAGAAGTGGTAAGATTAATTAGATTACCTGAGTTCTCCAAATCTCTACCCAAGATATGGTCAGGGAAACTGTTAATCTTAGCCGTAATTGCATTATCTGCATTGGTACGATTGGTAGTTTCTGCAGCTATCTGATTAGGTAAGGTAGTGTCAAGTTTAACTTTATCAGCAGCGGTCATTACACCAGCCTGAGAAGCGGTAGCAGCATCAATCTGAGAATAGTGATCTTGAACATTACCATTACCAAACCAACATTTGAAATTCAGTCGTACTGTACTTGCTTGGTAAGTGTTATTATCAAAATGAGATGCACCATTAGCTTTCAGAGAAGCTACCTGGTCTTCCAATTCTTTACCTCTACCACCATCGAAAGCAGTACCTGTAATTTGTCCAAGGATAAGTACCTGAGCATCTGCCCTTGCAAAGATAGTACCTGTCCAACGGAATTGGTAAGGAGGTTCACCATTTGTAATATTGATATAAATCTTACCTGCCTCTCCAGTGATAGCATTCTGATGAGCAGCATCCGAATACAATTTGATATTCGTAAGTTCTCCCGTAGCAGATTTATCATAAGTAGCATATACATCAATGATGTCATCTACATATGATGGCAATTGGTTAGCCGGTACCGTACCATTAGCATCAAGAGAAGCAAAGCCATTAGCTTTACCTTTCGTAGCAACAAAGGCATCATGTTTAGCTTCTAGAGCATCAATGTTTGCCTGCAACTTAGTATCAAGTGCAGTATCGGCTGCTGTTCTATCGGAGATCTCTTGGTCAATCCTTGCACCCAATGCAGTATCAGCATCCGTACGAGCTTTTGTTTCATCGGCTACTGCTTTTGTGAACTTAGTATCAAGAGCTGCATCTGCATCTTTACGGTCTTGGATTTCCTTGTTCAGGGCAGCTGTAGAAGAATTAGTCAAAGCCTCGATTGCATCCTTGCGGTCTTGAACCTCTTGAGCAATAGCATCTGGTAAGGTCTCATCAAGATTTACCTTATCAGCAGCGGTCATTACACCAGCCTTTTCCTTAGTTGCCTTAGGTATGGAAATATTATCTGTCCCCTTCGTTTCATAAATACCCGTCTCTTCATTCTTTACTGAAGGTTGAGAAACAAGGTCTACATGTTCCGCATAGGGTACTGAATTGCGATGATAACTTACAAACTTTGGAGGAAGAGAATCGAACAACTTCTTATCGGCAGCTGATTGTACACCAGCCTTTTCGGGAGTTGATGAAGGCAAAGTAATTGGGTTCTGAACTGTAGTACCATCTTCAACATTAGTCTTAGTAGCAGCAATTCCTACAGTAGTTTCATTAGGAGTAACTGCACCCAAAGCAAAGTTAGCGGTATTGATTCTGTCCAATTCTACTTTATCTTTCGCAGTCATAGTACCAGCCTTATCTGCCGATACTACCGGTAAATCGAAAGTATCTGTAGTGTCATCATTCAAGCCATTATCCTTAGTTACTGTAACTGTAACCTTATCAGCATCAGAAGCTGCTGAGATTTCGGTAATAGCATTGGGGTCTAAGCCATCAAGTTTAACCTTGTCTGCAGCAGACATAACTCCGGCAAGAGTTTGAGTAACTGGCAAAAGGTTCTTAGTTGCCTCTACCTCATCACCATACTGATTATTCTCTTGGTCTTTAGTAGAAGTTTTTACCTTGAATGTAAGTTGAGTAGCGTTACGAGTTACAGCACTTACATCTGTAACCATGGTACCAGGCAAAGCATCAGAAGTACCTTCCTCAGCTACTAATCTTTCCTCATGGTCATTGGTAATTGCAGTGAATTTATTATCCAATGCAGTATCGGCATCGGTTCTGTCTTGAATTTCTTTATCGATACGAGCATTGATTTTCTTATCTTCTGCAATACGAGCAGCTTCCTCTGCATCGATATTATCCTGGAGAACTTTATCAGCAGCAATTCTTTCTTCCCTTTCTGTATTGAGGTCAGAAGTATTCTGGTCGATTTTTGCCTCCAATCGGATATCTTCGGATTTACGAGCAGCAATTTCACTTTCCAACAAATCCTTGATGGCAGTGTAATTACCATTAACGTTATCTTGAATACCCTGGATTAGTTCCAAGTTACGTTGGATATTTGCCGAATTCTGATTTACCAGAGCATTGGTAGCATTCAGAGAAGTTAACAACTCTGTACGAGTTTCACTAATGAAAGTTCTCAAATCATTTACCGTTGTGGTAAGAGTAGTACTCAGGTTAGTGAAAGACTGTTGCAGGTTATCATCTCCCTGTTCACGCAAGTTCTTTTCGGCAGTAAGCTTATTCTCCAATTCGGTAAGCTTAGCAGTCATAGTTGCAGCGAAGTTGGGGTCATCTCCTAATGCTTTAGCAATCTCTGCTAGAGTATTAAGTACTTCAGGTGCAGAACCAATAATCTTTTGGATAGCCGCCTCTACTTGTTCGGCATTCTGGAAATCAGAATCGTTGAGTAATTCTGATACCTTCGTAATATAGTTAGCATGTTCTTCGATGTCATCAAGTTTAGCATACAGAAGGTCGGTAAAATCATTTGCCGAAAGACCCTTGCCATCTACCTTGTCTACTTTCTTATTATCCATTGCCTGGTCTGCAGCAGTACGGTCTGCCTTTTCCTGAGCAATAGCATTATTAATAAGGGTATCTTGATTAGCACGTTCTGTGGCCTCCTTATCGATATTGGTTTGCAACAGAGTATCACCTGCCAAACGTTCATTCTTCTCAGTAAGGATATCCTGGTTGATAGCAGCCATGTCATCCTTGTGATTCTGAAGGTTGGTATCAATCTTTGCCTCAAGAGAAGTTTCCTTGGCAATTGCTCGGTCTTTCTCTGTATTAATTGCAGTGGTATTATTCTTAACCTGTTCTTTAAGGTCATTCATAGCAGTCGTATTGCCTGCCTCTAGAGAATCAATACGAACTCCCAATGCAGTATCAGCCGCAGCTCTGTCCGTTTTCTCTTGGTCAATCTTGGTATTCAATTTACCTACCTCTGATTCCAAAGCTTGTTTGGTATTATCCAACTTAGCAGTGAATTCTGTAGACAAGGCTTTATCAGCAGCAGTACGGTCTGCTACTTCTTTATCAAGATTTACCTGAAGAACTTGGTCTGCAGCTGTTCTCTCAACACGTTCAGTGTTAAGGTCGATATTTACATTATCGATACGAGAACTCAAACCACTGTCAGCATTGGTACGGTCAACGATTTCCTCGTTAATCATATCCTTAACTTCCTTGTAGTTATCGCCTACAGTCTTGGTTAAGTTAGTGATAGCTTCTGAGTTCCTTTCAATATCGTGCTGATTAGTAGCGATAGCAGTAGTATTCGCATTAACCTGTTCCGTAAGCTCATTACGAAGAGTGTTAATAGAATCCTGAATGCTCAAAGCCAATTCTGAAACACGTTTGTTTACGTTATTCAGACTTACACTGTAAGTCTCATCAGCAGTCTTTCTGTCGGCAATTTCCTTATCCAAGCTGGCTTGAATTGCAGCATCAGCATCTTTACGATCTTGGATTTCCTTATTCAGGTTATCCTTAACTACATTAAGAGCAGTATCACCTGCAGTAGATTTATTGTCGATATATTCTTTCAGCTTAGTTTCAAGAGCAGTATCTGCAGCAATACGGTCTGCTTTTTCAGTAGCTACCTCTGCACTGTTTGCAGCATCACCAGCAATACGGTCTTCCTTCTCTTGGTTAATCTCCTCAGTTAAGGCAGCTAACTTCTTGGTGATAGTTGCAGCAAAATTTGGGTCATTACCAAGGGCATCAGCAATTTCCTTCAATGTATCAAGTACCTCGGGAGCAGAGCCTACAATTTTCTGAATAGCAGCATTAACTTGCTCTTCATTTTGGAAGTCCATATCATTAACCAACTCAGAGAGCTTGGTAATGTAATTGGCTTTCTCTTCAATACCGTCAAGCTTAGCCTTAAGAATATCCGTGAAGTCATTCTTAGTCAATGAATAACCTTCACGTTTATCTACCTTCTTATTATCAAGTGCCGTATCTGCATCTTTACGAGCTTGAGTTTCAGTAGCAATAACTTCCAACAGTTGAGCCTTATCTGCTTGACCTTGGAGTTTTACATCCTCAATCTTATGGTCTAAAACCAAATCCTGAGCAGCACGAGCAGTAGCTTCGGAATCAATATTATTCTGAAGTACCTGGTCTGCAGAGGTACGAGCTTGAGCCTCTTGGTCAATTTTACCTTGCAAAGCATTATCTGCATTAGTACGGTCAGCTACCTCTTTAGAAATTTCGTTATGAAGAACTTGGTCCTCAGAATGACGATCTACTGCTTCCTGGTCAATCTTACTCTGCAATGCTTGAGTATCTGATTGGCGATTAGTGATTTCCTCATTAATCTTAGAATCCAGAATAGTATCTGCATTCGTACGATTAGATACCTCTTCAGCAATCTTAGCTTCAAGAGCAGCCTTGTCATTGATGTGAAGAGTTTTGAGTTCATTTACACTTTCCTTAATCTCATTATCGGCAGCAATACGTTCATCTTTTTCCTTTTGGATAAGGTCCTTGAGTTCTTTCTCAAGTTCACCATTATCTTGATTTACCTTATCTTCAAGGTCTTTGATGTCTTCAGCATTCTTATCTACCTTCTTCTCAACTCGGTCGATTTCAGCTTTTAAGTCTGCCTTAACGGTATCAATCTTCTTATTGATTTGGTCTAACCCATATTCTAGGTTATCCTGAACTGCAGCTACTTCAGCACCCAGAGCAGCTTCGGCTTCCTTAGCACGATTAACCTCTTCGCTTAAAGCAGTACGAAGGTCGGTTAATTTATTAGTGATAGTAGTTGCAAAGTTGGGGTCATTACCCAATGCTTCTGCCAACTCTTTAAGAGTATCAAGGGCATCATCAGCACCATCAACCAAATCACTAATCATCTGTTTAACTTCTTCCTCAGTTTGATATTTCAAATCATTCTCAAGCTGAGAAACTTTAGTGATATAATTTGCATGTTCTTCGATGCCATCAAGTTTAGCCTTCAACTCATCGGTAAAATCATTTTTCGATAAGTCGTATCCTTCTTTCTTATCTACCTTATTCTTGATAGAAAGTACGAAGGCCCAGAACTCATTTATAGTTCCTCCAAAGCCAGCTTTAACAAAGTCATCATAGTAACCCTGTAATAACCGCTGGTCTATTTCTTCGCAGGTATAATACTTACTTACATACATATTTTATAAAATTTAAGGATTAATTACTGCACGTTGACGACCCAGTAAGAATTCAGAATCGATATCCCTGAATGGTTCTCCCTCTGAACCACAGAAGGCATTCATTGGTACATCTGGATTTTCGGAGTCTACATCTCCACCGTCCTCAATATCTCCCCGTATGCAAGCATAATCAGGAAGCCTATTTACACGGAACTTTATTACCTGGCCTATACCAGGATGAGGTATTATTTTATCCCAGATATCCCCGAAATAATCTTGAAAGCAGGTGACAAATTTGTTTCCGGTCATCGATTGAAATGCCGTTACATCATTGCCATTACCTTTCATTTCAATATGAACTCCAGAGGTACCATTGAGGATAACCAAGTTACTATCAAACCAAATTCCACTGTTTGTAGTAATTGGTGTCCACCTCAGTACTAACATCTTTGCCATATACTTTATTTTTTATTCTACAAATTCTACTTTTGTATCTCGGTCTCTCTTTAGGATAACCATGAAAACCAAAGCCTCATCCTTAGCTTGAGCCGTTTGAGTATCACCTGATGGCTTATAAACTATACCGTTGATTACAAACCTATCCTGTTCCCAATTAAAATCCCAATAACCCTCCGGTGTAAGATAACCGATTTGTTCTATATAAGATTTAGAAATTAGTATTGATAAGTTTTCATCATCCAATTCTCCAGTGATAGTTGCCTTATTGATAGGCCAGTTTCTGAAAGCATTGTAGTAACATAATGCTTCGATTTGGATGTTATAATATTTAGGTATACTATCTTCGGCATGACTGAGAAGCTGATTAACATGTTTGGCCCAGGTTATGGATTGCCTACCAGCATCCCAATCTAAGAAGTCAGTGATAATTTTCTTGTATCTATCCCAAGAGCGGTTCTTTACCATTCTCCAGGGTTCTTTTGTCATAACTTAGTTAGAATTGATTTCTTACCACCTTTCACTGGAGCACTTGGATTTGGCCCATCTAATACTCCAGGTTGCCTTCTGTTAACTACTTTTGGGACTACGGTTCTAAATACTTCATCACAGAATGGTAAGTAGATTTCCAATCGTGAAGCTAACATACAAAGGTTCTTTCTTAATTCATCTATTAATCCACCTGGTTGCATTGCTTGAGAAAGTGTTTTCCATAGGGAACTTGTAGCATCTGCCAAGGTATCATAATATTGCACTTCAGTAGGCCCAGTAGTGATTTGTTTTATCCTATCACCTCGGGCAAGTTCGGGTTTAGAAGTACCATCACCAGTTTGTTCTTTGGTAGAAGTTAATTGACTTAGGTATTCTGAAGTACTTGTTAATAGATTAAGTATCTTCACATTGAGAAAGTCCCATGCTGCCAATTCCATTATTAATTGGTTTTCTAGTGCTTCATACCATAATTCATCAGTATACTTATCTGCAGGAATTTGGTGATTTACTAGAGGACCAATATAATATTGCCATTTGGTGATGTATATAGATTTCTCTTCCCTGGTCATACCATCAGATATTTCTGAAGGTATGTAGTAATCGATTAAGTTATATATTGTATCGGCTAATGCCGTATGCCCATAATCACAAACTACCAGAGTCTTATCTACGGTAAGGTCTAAACCGGCAGAGTTAGTTACGTGTAAGGTAACTGTATAAAAACCGGGAGTTTCATAAGAATAGGAAACATGTCTTCCACCATTGAAAACCTCTCCCTTATCATCGCCAAAGTCCCAGTCAAAAATAGATTTGGCCGGGACTTTGGATATGACTCTGAATGAAACTTCCAGACCTGACGTAACGTACAAAAAGTCCAGATTATTTTTCATATTAGTCTGTCTTATGTAATTTTCATATATTAACCTTTAGAAGAAGATTCAAATTCTTCCAGCAAAGCCTGGAGAAGTGTTTCTACTGTATCATCTTTCTCGGCAACGATTTCATGTAAACCAGCTACCAGCTTCAGTTCTTCAAGAGAGTATCCCTTTGAAAGCTTTTCCAAAGTCATGCCCTTTTTAAACTGGGCATTTAACCTCTTGTCCAACTTTTCGATATCAGCCTCTGAATACTTTTCGATTTCCGATTTATCGGCAATAATAATCAGATGACCCGAAGCAACAGCCTTCTGAATTTTCGGTGTACGGAATTGACGACGAGTGAGTTCTTTTTCTTCTCCTCTACAAATGGTAATACCAGTTGATTGGTCATGAAAACTGTAAGCTCTTGGTCCCACAGTTAATGTATATTTATCTTTAGCCATATTTTCTAAGATTAAAATAAAAGGTAATTAAAGAGGGGATGGGTCTTTTTAGTTACCCACCCTCTCTGGGAATTTATATAGATGAAACCGGACGTTCTTATTCAAGATTAACCATCAGGTAAGGATCTACGTTCATGAATTCCGGGAATCCGAATTCAGAGAACTTCTTATCTGCAGCCAGCAACAGAGCAGCATCTTGGTACATCTTGGAGAAGCCAGTAGTTAAGCTTGCATAAACAGCCTCGGTTTGGTTAGAAACGATTCTTTCAGATTCCAACATCAATTGACGAGCGGTAAGCTTAATCAAGGCAGCAGATGTATCAATTAACAATAATTGCTGATCTGGAGTGCCCGGGTGAATATAGAAGTCAGCATTCTTGGGAACCGGAGACTTCACATTCAGTGTAGCTTCAGTTGTACCAGAGTGGCGGTCTTTGAATTCGGGTAAGTTCAGCATTTCGATTGCTTGGTCTTCACCACCAATCATTGTCTGGAAGTTGCGTCCCATACGAGCAGCACGTACCCAGATATGCAAAAGGTCTTTGTAAGTGATACCGTTGGTTGTTTCGTATACACCGATTACCGGGGCAGACTCAGAGCCATCAGGGTTGTTACCATTGATAGCCACGTCCATAGCCAGAGTATCCAGAGCATAACCCAACTGAACACCAAAGTCACGAAGGTAGATTCCCAGGACATCGAGTGAAACATAGTTGCGAACTTCGTCAGTAAGTTTGAAACCTTTTCCGATTTTGAAGAGGCTAACTGATTTCTGTCCGAAGCTAACATCACCCAATGGGATAGTTTCTGCCTCGTTAACCTTTGCAGGTGCGGCATCCGACATGTTAACCATCGGCATGATTGCTTGCAAACCCTTGATAGGTTGGTCAGATGCAATGATATTTGGATAGAACGGAGCCTGGCGCATACCCAATGTGATAGCAGCACGGATGATTTCCGGAACAATCCAACGAATATTCTGTTGGGGCATTGTAAAGATGTTCTGCATCGTGTCCACTTTTGGATTGATGCCCATCTTTTCAAAAAGTTCATCTTCTGAAATACCCCATTTACCGGTAACCAATTCTCCAAAAGTTACCTCTACAGGCTTCTTGTCCTGTGAACCGGAACGAACAGCTTCCAAGCTTCTTACCATTTCCGGCAGCTCATTCATAAAATCCTGAGCCTTCAACTTTGTAATATCTATTTTATTTTCCATAACTTCTTTTCTCTTATTTGATGAGTACTTGAATTACCTCATTTGCCTCTTCTGCTGGATTAAGGGCAATGAACTGGGTTGAAGTTGCTTGGTTAGCTTTTACGAATCTATCGTTAAGCAATTCTCCATTGGGAGTTACATAGCCAGCTTCGATATTTTCGTTTGATACCCAGTTACAAATCATGTAACCTTCCATAGCTACTGTTACCTCTACCGGGAAATTTCTTTGAGGTTGATAAGCAGGGTTAACGTTATCCGTTACTGCTACACCCAAATAAACTTGAGTAGCTGTATCAGTGCAAGGGTAAATCAAACCTTCTTCATCCAAAGCCACTGGCATACCCTGTACGATTTTCTCTCCAGCTTTAACATTGAAAGCCTGGTGCAATTTGTGTGACTCACTTTTGTAAATCACCGCTCTCGGGGTTCTTTCCCCAAAGAGAGTAAGTTGCTGAGGGTCGTTTACGATTTTAGTTTTTTCCATAACGCGGATTATTTATATTAGTTATTTGATTTTGTTTCGATACAAGTTATCGATTACATTCTTAGTACTCGGAGATTCTGAATTCCGTTGGGTATCAGTACCCTGGGTTCCAGTTTTACCCTCGGTATCATCCTCAGCAATTGAGGAAGCACGGTTGACGTCCTTAGAACCACATTTTGAGCAAGTGAGAGGGAACTTCTCTTCCAAGCGAGCTTGGTAATCCTTGGTCAAGGAAATAAGAGTAGTAATACCAGTAGTCTCGGCATTGAGCATCGTAACGATTGTCTCATCTACCTTATCACCCATCAACTTCTTGTAGGTTTCTACGGCATTTTCACGTAGAGAAGCAATGTGATTCTTTCCTACGGTTGCCATTTCCTTCAAGTTAGCTACTTCGGCATTCAAGTTGGTAATCTGTTCCGTAAGAGAAGTTTTCTCTGTAGTAAGATTATCTACCGAAGTTTGCAATTCGTTTCTGGATGATACCAAAGTCTGAATGCAGGCAATTACATTTTCCTGATTCATCTCTTTACCTTCTTCCAGGGTAAGCATGTTATCCCCAAAAAGGATTTCAAGAAATTTTTGTAATTCGTTCATGTTATCTTTATTTGAATGATTATCATTGGCATCATTATCATTAAAAGAACCCTGAGTATCGTTCTTTTCTTGATATGATGTTAAATCTGATTTGTAATCAGTAAAGAAGTATTGCTTCGATTTATCATCCCTATATTCTTCATAGGATGCCCAAGTTCTTTTGGCAAAAGTTGGGTTAATGATTTTACCATCCGAACCAATTTTCTGGGCAAATGAATCAGCCCCATGTGAAACTAGTGAGGTCTCCAGGTAACGAACTATCTCAGTAACCATTCTACGTACCATCACTCCCTTAGAATCATAAGTACCGAGTTTCTGATAGAATTCGTTATCCTCCATTTGAGGATGTGATTTATCCCACTTGAATTGTACTGTGACCGAGTTACTGTGAATTGAGGGTGGTTCCATAAGTATACCTCTAGCAATCCTTGGATTGGCTTTACCATCAATTTTCAGAATACCGTTGATACCTGCAGGTATAGTGAAGCTTCCATCTTTGTAAGACTCCTGCCACATTACCTGAGATACAGCACCGATAGCATTACCTATGTTAGTTTCATGGTCACAGTTTACTGTTTGACCAAGTAACATTTTCATAGAAGCTTTCAATACTCCATTTTGACCAAAGTCTGTAGGGTTCCAATTCTTAGATACAATCGTTTCCGAAAGTAATCTGAACATAGGTTCAATGAACTCTTCATCCTTAGGAGTTAATTCCGATTTATCCAGGTTAGGATAATAGGTATTATAATCTATATCCCCTCCCCAAAATCCAAATTGAGCAATGGAATCCGGTGTAGGATTTTTCCATTTGTAATAATTCTCTGAGAAAGCCTTGGCTCCCACTGCTTCTGGGATATACCCAGCCATAATGGTATGGCCTTGACCTATCACCATAGAATCAAGATGCTCTTTGTTTTTCTTTGTAAATTTACTCATCTTGCTTTAGTATTTTGGTCTCCTCGAGAAGGAGCCGGGTTATTCTTATCTCTTGACCTACGAGCAGATTGGTTTTTATCATCTTGCCTTTGTTTCTTCTTAGTTCCTTCTTGGGGGTCTATATTACCTCCCTTAGCAAATTGGTCCTCAAGTGAAACTCTTGGTTCTTTCTCATCAGGAGAATCATAACCCATTGCCCAAGCATATTGCTCTTGACTAATGATACCAGCCTTATACAATAAGTCAAGGTTCTGTATCTTATACTGAAGACCTTGTTGGATTTTAACTTCATCAGAAACTGTAGAAGTTCCCCAATCAATCTTCATCCCCTTATTATTAAAGCCTGCCAGACGCAGTTCTAGAGAATAAAGTCGGTCTAATACATAAGCTACAAGCATTTGGATATTTTTTAACTGGCTAATCATCTTAGACAGCATTATACCAGTTGCACCTTCACCAGTAGTAGATGATACCCCAATGATAGAGCCATTAACTCCCAACCCATTTGCTACAGATTGTTGATTCATATTCCAAGGCTTCTCGATATTACCGAGTTCCTTAGTAGTAGAATTGAGTTTGAATTCATGGTCATCTATGTAACCAGCTACTACTCCATCCTTCATACCCTCTTTAACATTACGTTTGAGGATATTGAGTTCATGGTATAATCTGGATTCATAAGATTTGATACTCTCATTTGGCCTTTGTGGAGATTTCTGCATCTTAGCTTCTAAGAAACCAACCATACCACAAATCTCCATGATATGTTTGAAGTTAATCTTCATATCATTTTGTCCTTTGAGAGAATCCAATGCAGGCATAAATGGAGGAACTCCATAAGGTTCATCGGTATCATTGAACATACCAACATAGAAGTAGGTTTCTGGGTTAAGCTTAATGTAATCTTGTTGCTTAACAAAGAAATTTATATTCTTTTGGTAAGGAGCATACACCCCATTTAATTCACGTTTAAACTTGATGTGTTCTGGCTTAAGGAATAATACAGTAGCCAAACCATCAAGCTTGTCATTTGGTACGCCTTCTACAGATATTGCCCCACTTACAAGAAGTTGAACAATCATTTTATTAACTAAACCATCTATACCAGCAGTATATCTGGTCCATCCCTTGGTGGCTTTCTTAAGATGTTCTCTCATCTTTGAAGCCTCTTCATCGGTATTATTAGGGAAAGTTACTGTATGACTGGTGTTAGCTAACTTAAACATATCTTGCAATGCAATGCCCATATCAGGATTTACCTTATATAAATCCCGAATTAAAGGTATCACATCAACACGAAAAGAGGGTTCAACTAATTTAGTCAACCCTTGTAATGATGTAATTAAGTTATCGCTATCATCGTCAACTGAAACCCTACCAGGCGAAATCGATGTGGCAGGCTTCTCCTCTTTATTAGAGGATGTACCATTCTTGGGAGGGTCCTTCTTACGTCCCCAACCCCAACTAAAATTGAAGTACTTTTTCATCTTGGTTGTACGATTACGTTAGTTTTTCCTTTCCTTATGTGATTACATATTGCTTTTCCAAAGATATCATCATCGGCATATACATCTCCTTCAAGGTCTACATCTACAGCTGAATTGTTAGCCCTATGTTTACCCATTGCAACAGGCCTACCTAAACCATCATAGATGAAGGTATAAGCTTCTTGTACAAAGAATGGGTCCTTAATGATTACGTGATCTAATCGAATATCTTCTTCCAAGTTTTCTATTATCACTGAACGATTCTTTTGGGTGGTTAACCAACCAGGGGATTTATCCATTTCAGGTCTACTTTTACCTTTTTTCTTCAGCATCTTCTGGTAGTAGTAAAGGTTAGGGTAGCCTTCGTCTTGAAGCTTAGAAGTTACTGATAAACCAACGTCATTGGATTCTGGAGCTATTACTGCCCAGTTAAACAACTTCCCAGTATCACCAAGTAACTTAGCATAAGCTCCCACTGCCATTCTTCCCTTATATACTACTTGTTCTTCTCCTAGCTTATCCATACAAGTGAATGAGGAATAGTCAGAAGCTCTACCAGTTGCAACGTCAGCACCAATGAAATATTCTTTGTCAGATTCTGGTTCACAGAATTGCCTGTATTGACCATTGAATCTTTTCTTTATTACTGGATAATCACTAAGGCAGTCTTCGATAGCCTTAATATCAGCTAAATCAAAGACTGTATTACCTGATGACAAGAAGTCACCGTCTATTTCTTGTGCTGTTCGTTTTGCACCCAAAGCAGAAGACATTTGGTTATACCAATTGATATCTCGTTCTGGGTGCATTTGCCAGTATAATCGAATTGGGTTAAAAGGGTTACCTCCAGCAATGGCATCTACCCAAGTTGAATGATAAAAGTTACCAACTCCATAAGGAGTGGAATTGACGATGGCAGCTCCACCAGTGGAAAGAGTAGGAAAAGCAGCAGCCCAAATTTGAGCAGCCCATCTAACTACTGCTGCCTCGTCAATTACCAAAAGGGAAAGAGATTCCGAACGACCGGCTTCGGATGATGTCGGAATTGATTCAATAAAAGACCCGTTATCAAATTCTATCATGGAAGCAGAACCGTATTCTCCAGCTCTACCATTGATTATGGGAGTTTGAAGGTACCATGGAAGATTCTTGTACATGAACTTAATCTTCTTAAGCACCTTCTTAGCAGTTGTGTCTTTGATAGAGATAATGTTTATCTTTTTGTTGGGATGGTACATCGCCAACCAAAGACAGTACATTGAAATAAGTTCTGTAATTCCTGCCTGACGGAATTTGAGAATTATATTGAATCGTTGGGCAATGAAATTGTAGAGAACTGATTTCTGAAATGGGTATAAATCGAATCTTACCTTTCCTCTTACTGGATGTATCACATAACAGAAAAGACTGAAAAAGAAAACATCTACTGTAACCCTTGAGAGATTTGATAACTCTTCTCGAGTTAAAGTAGTTCTATTTTCTGAGATAGTCTTTGCCATATCTAAAAGTTATAGGTTATTTGAAATTCGATGTCAGTACCTATCCCAGATTTTATCTTCGGATAGTAAAATGTATTGACCCCGAGTTTGTAATTAAATCTCTTAGTCTTGATTGAAAGACCAGCTCCCATATCGAAGAGATTATTGAAAGGTCTATATTTGCCGTAAACATAGGGCTTAAGTGATAACCTTGCAACTTTCTTTCGAGTTAATTGACCTTCATACCAGTTGTAGTTGTACTTATCTAAATCGATTGGGAATAGTCTAGTTGAATAAGTGTTAGTCTCCTTATTGAACAGACTCAAGTTTAACTTATCTTTCTTCAAAACAATTTGAACCAGGGAATCTTGTTTACTGATAGCTGGCTGCCTTAGCATGGAATCAGGAAAGAGAGTTGGCTGCCTATTATCGTAACTATTATCGTAAACTAAGATTTTACCTGGTTCAATTTCTTCAGAATACTTCTTCTCTGGTTTGAAAGGTTTGTCTTTGTATACTGTATCTGGGATTTCATTGACCGCTAGTTCCAGGAAATCAACTTCTCGAGAAAGTTTATAATTCCTGAAGCAAAGGTAAATAGTAAATCCTAGAAGTACAATAAACAAGGCATTCTTTAAATTCTTCATGGTTTAAAAATTTAGGAAGTTCGTACGCTTTAATGATACTATCTATTCGGTAATCGCTTAGCGATTACCTTTATCGAACGAAGTGAGATAATATCCAAATATACTACTTACGATATGATATATGAATAGCTATATATACGCAGATAAATATATAGATATATATACGTAGTATATTATATATCTATATATTTCAAGGCACCTCAGAAACTTATATATAAGACTTTATATATAAAGCTGAAACTCAAGGTTCTTAGATATTTGCCTTTTTGAGGCATTTTTTGAACCAAATCCCTACCTCATAAACCGAACCTTTGGCAATTGTGTACCTTGCCTTGTTAAGCCAATAATGGTAATCCTTAAAATCACCTTCGAAGGTATTACTATTTTTGTGAAGGTAAACTTTGAATTTATCAGGGAATCCCATAATTGCCTTGAAGTCTTCGATTCCCAAGGGGTAGCCATCTGGTCTAAATTGCCTATCTGCAGGTCTGAGAGTTAAGGGGGGTTTATCATACTCCAATCGATACACTCCTGGAAGAGTACTCATCTTTGCAGTTTTGATAGGCCACTTCTTTTCATCCTTGAAATCCCTAACCCAGAGCCTATGTATCTTTGCTACTGTGAGATTCTTCTTTTCAGGAAGCTTCCGATAATCATACATTGCCAGAGTCTTACTCATAAAGGGAATCTGGTTAGTATTATTTTTCTGAGAGAATGTGAGTGGTTTAAGTAAATTTCTAGTAGTTGTTGGAGTTTTTACTTGAAATACTTCATCAAAAGCATTCAAGTATTTCTTACCAGTCTTTTTATGTACTCCAATGATGAGTAATCGCTTCCTTGACTCCTGTGAGTTTCCGTAATCTAAAACTGACCTTTCGTGAAAAATTAATTTATAGTCTTTGAATGTTTCCTCAAAGAAATCCTTGGGAAGCAGTGTTAGCAGTCTTGGTAGATTTTCTATAAGAAATATCTTAGGTTTATACTTGAGTATTGATGCAATTACTAGATTAAGACTACGGTTATCTTTTGGATTGCCTAATTCTTTTACTTTAGATAACCTCATTACTGAGGCTGCTCCACAATCGGGGCTTGATATAATTATGTCTACTTTCTCATTGAATTCTTGTAAACAAAAGCCCTTATAGAACGGTATATCTCCAAAGTTTAATTCCCATTGTTCTTCGCCCGGAGTGTGGAATACTCCCCTTATCTCTATGTTCCCTAACAAATTTTTCTTAAAAGGGAACAGGAGTGCACCCTGTCCAGCGCACACTCCCAATACCCTTAGTTTTTTCATTTCTTGTAGCTTCTCAATTTAATGTACTTAATCCAAGCAAAGGGCTTACGGTCTTCCAAGTAACTCAGATTCTTATCATTGTTGTGAGCTTCTTCTTCGAAACTTACATCATGGTATCTTTCATTCTGTTTATTCCACTTGGCAAAGCACAATATGATGAAATACTCGATGATATACCAAAGGTAGAAGAATCCAAAAGTCAGAGCCACTACCCACCAAAAGGACATACCAAATGATAACCAGAGTATGATACCAAGTACTAAACCCACTATACTACATTCAATCTGTTGTACCTGATGAATACACTCATGATTGATATCATCAGGTTTACACTCTTCTACTTTTTGTTTGAAGAATGAGTTATACACCAGAGTAATGGCTTTGTAACTAGGGAAAAGAAATACTTTTGCTACCCAGCTGTTAAAATGACATCTTTTCATAATTTATCTTTGAAGTTTTCGTAAGCATTTCTTAGTTTTTGGTCGTAGGCATTCTGGGCATACCCGGGACCATTGTATTTTCTGGCAAAGCCAGCCCAGTCCTTTTCTTTGAGATTACTCAAACAACCAGAGTTTTTCATGAAATAATACATGAGTTCTAGTTGATTTGCATGAGATTCTGACATCTTATGAACGAATTCGAAGACATCTTTACATTCACAGAGGTTGTGATTGAACCCACAAATCTGGAACATACCCCAACTTGCAGACTTCAATGCACATTCTTCGTCAATTTCTTTGGCTAATTCGAGTCTTTTGTACTCGTGTACACCTCCCAAGTACTTCGATTTATCCCATTTAGGGAAGAAAATCGTAGAATATCTCTTACAAAGGTAAGCTAAATCTCTGTCAGGGAATTTCTTATGTACTTCTTTGTACATAATGTGACCCTCAAAGAGAATTTGAGGCCTACCGTCAGCTAAAAACCCGTCTCTACCGGCAGCTTCCACCAATTGGACAGCTTTCAATAGGGCAGGTTCTAAACCTAAGCGAATAGCAAGGTCTTTAATCATTTCATTTGTTAGTTTATCCATAACTTATCAGTTTTAATGGTTCAATTTTAGTAACAAAAGTATTGCTTATAACCCATTTTTAGGATGTTTCGAGGTTCTATTATCATATATAACTTATAAAATAATGCAATATGGACAAGAAAAATGAGTGCCAGATATGTGGCAAACCAATTAATTTAGAGGAATTTGATGAAACTCGGGAAATCCCTCAACTTATGGCAAGAAAACAAATTTGTTTTCAATGTGCTTTTTGGTCTAATCGATTAGCTTATGATAAAGAACTTGAAAAAGAGAAGAAAATTGCCGTAATTACTCCCGATTATTCCCATTGGATAACTAGAATACCGGGAAGTATTTTAATGGTACCTTCTGCTTTTGGGGGAATTTACCAAACTAAACTCCAACCAGTCAACACTCTTGGTGTTATAGATGAAGATAAAGAGAAACTTTTCATTATCCGTTATAATAACATCGCTCACCAAGGCACTATACCAGAACATCTAAGAAAACTTTTTAAAGTAAACGGAGTAATTCTATCTCCACAGGAATACAAAATGCTAGAGGATTACCGGGGCAATGCCTATGAATTTATAAAAAATAAAATAGATAATGCAATAAATAAAGAATAATTTCGTATATTTGCATAAAGAAAATTTCTAAATAAAATAGATATGAAAAAAGAAAAGAAAGAAGCTAAAAAGCTTAAAGAGGGGGATGAGGTTCTCTTCGTATTATCAGGAAGATCCGTCACAGAGAAAGTAACAGTAGAATCCATCGATAAGAAAGGTGGATTCGCAATGCTCAGTAACCGAGTAAAAGTTGCAAGAACCTTGGGTCCTGATGATACATACCCAAGATTGGATGGGCAAAAGGGAGAAGTTCGTCCGCTTACCGAAGAAAATGAAAGAGTATTCCTTGCATATAAGGCCTATTTCTCGATTAAGAGAAACATAGAGTTCCTTGACAAGGAAATGAAAAGTATGAAAGATACCGATGCTTTCGATATGATGATTGATTTCGATAAGAAGCTTACCAAGATTATTAACAAATACCTCAAAGAACAATGACTACTGTATTAGCAATAATTTATTTGGTATGCTTACCGTTCACTGTATTTTTTGTAAGGGCTTGCTTGGATTATTTACCCTATACTCACAAAATACACTCTCTCGTTTTATTCATCTCGGTATGGATAGTATTACCTCTATTTCCGATTTACCTATTAACCAAGTACCTAAAACATAAGTTGCTATGAGATACTTTTTTGACAGAGATGGTAATTATGCTGGGACATCAATGCAAGGGTGGGAGATAATTCTCCTACTCTTATTCCCAGTTGCTCTAATAATCTTCTTCGTATTCTTACCTTTCTTCATCTTGGCTAAATATAATGCTAGAGAAGAGGATAAAAAATACGAAGAAGAACATCCAGAAATACTAAAAGTAGATTCTTATATTACCTGCTGGTATCCCTGGCATAGATATTCTGTTGCATATACACTGGCTCTTATATTCTGGGTAATTGCTTTTATAATTGGGATATTATCTTGATCTCAATATAAGTCTTAGACTCGAACCCAATAAAAGTTCAAATCTAATGGATATTTTTTAGTGGGGTTAAACCTACTTGAGAGTATAAGAGTAGTAGTACCACTGCTAACAGAGGGGTTTGAAATTTTTTTAAGAGTATAGGAACCTAAGCCAGTTGTTCTTGTTGTAAAGTATTGGTTATCGGGTATATTGTAATTAGGGCTAAAGGCATTACCATTCTTATCAAGGCAGGACCAAGACAGTATGTCAAGATTATTTCCGGGGTACATACTAGATATGTAGACATTAATCATATGTCTATTTTGATTTACTATCAAATTCTTATATAATAGGTCATCCTTAGCCATAGATCCCTCTTCGCCACTAATATTAGTCTTTACAGCAAAAAAAGCACTTGTGTCTACTCCATTGATCATTATAGGATTAAAACGTATTTCCCAGTATTCTTTTTCTTCGGGAGTAGTAAGATGTAGATTTATTTTATTACCAGATTCGTTTTGAGTAAGTACACAAAGCCCAGAAGTACCGTCATTTTGTGCAGTAATCTGAATCTCATTGTTACTCTTGTCTTCCTCCAGAACATAGTCCGGGGTATTGATGCTAGCAGAATAACCAACTTCAATAACTCCGGACAATTTGCCATTTACATACTTAGTTTTCTGGGATTGGATAGTCCATCTCTCAGAGTTTCCCTGTCTTATTTCTGCATATACGTCTTGGGTAGATCTCCCCCCCCCTAATTTAAGAACTTTATTTTCCATAATGTATAATGTTTTTAGATTGATACTGTTCCTCCTGCACTTGGTACTATAAATGACCCCTCTAATATCCAGGTAGCACCTGATTTAGTATATACAGCTGCTTTATCTCCAGTAGTACATTTTATTCGAGAACCAGGTTCTGAGTCATTGGCATAGAATGGAAGCGGCATAGTAGTAGTACCAGTTGCTGAGAGACCTTGTAGATACACCTGACCTGAAGATGGTGTATTCTGTGGCCTAGCTCCCCTGCCAAAGAGATAGTAGCCTGTACCTGTGGGCAATCCAGAGAGAGTGAATGTTGAAGCCCCTTGTGACTTCTGAGTTACTGGTATACTCAAGTTAGCATCCCCACAGGTTAAGAAGATATACCCTGAACGGTTAGCTCCAGTTCGATTACTCGATAAAGCGGTCAGGGATAACATGTAATGGTTCTCAAGAGTACCCACTGGGGCAACGGATACTGCGCACCAATCGGGAGCACTACCCACATGGGGAGTTTCTGGCTTTTTAGACCCATCACTACCATTTAAATAGGCCATTACAAGGATTTGAGCAGTATCACCTTTACTACCACCTAAAGGCAGTGAGTTTGAAACCATTTTTATGTATCCAGTATAGGTAACACCGGATCCCTGAGTTACTGTGAGATTGATTTTGTTATTAGACTCATTTTGGGTAAATGTCAGAGTAGTAGACCTTGAGGACCCAGTATTTTCTGAATAGTTAATTTTTACATCTAAGTAACCATCTCCAACGGTAACTCCTCCCCAAGTAGCCCAACTTACGGAGGCTGAGCCCAAAGTACAAGAGGGTGTAGAGGTTGAAACTACTTTGCCATTTACCAGTTTCCTTTTGAGGGAAGTGATACGGTAGGTTATAGTACCACCTTTTGAAGATACAGTATCTGTACCTGTATCTGTAATTGCACGTGCTAGTTTGAATAATGTTTTTTCTTCCATATCTTTATAAGTTTTTGGTTTATAGAAAGAACTTTGATATTGTAATCTACCAGGGGGATAAGGTGGATGAGAGCCAGGGATGTTTTATTCTCTGGTTTCTTTGTGTGTTATGTGAGCATGTGTGGTGTGGGATATCTGGGCATGCCCTTAATACGAGGAGTGATTTTTGTGGGGTACTAAAATATGTAATTTGCCTTCAAGGTACCCCTTAATGTGAGGGCTTCGAAAGTTGTGGTACTAAAAGGGGAGTACGATTCCGTTAAATTTAACATTTGTAAATAAAAATTAAGGGACAAAATTTTATTTGTCCCTTTGCGCTTTCTTAATTATCTACTAAATGATTGTTTAAATTTTCTTCAAATTGTTCGTTTAAACAATAACATAAGTATAATAAAAAAGTTTTAAAAGAAAATTTTTTATAAATTGCATATTCAATTTCATTTAAATATTCCATGCTTATTTGTTCAAGTAATAGAAATTGCTCTGTATTAATTAATTGAAAGGTTTTCACGTCAATAATAGTAGATATTATTCTATGATTTGGTTTTAAAAGAATATAAACTACAAATAAAGCACTAACAAAAACTACTAATAAAATAATAAACAAACCAAATAATAACATAATAATTTTATTTTTATGATAGGGAATAAATTTATTCCCTATCTGATTAATACTTTATTTAATTGATTTTTTTACAATCTCAAGCCCTTTTATTAATATCTCTTTCTTTTCTTCTTTTGTGTTTTCGCTTGCAATTGAAGAAAAAGAAAAATCATTCAAAACATAGACTTGCTTATAAAAGTCTATAAAGCCCTCAATTAGCTTTTTATCTGCATTTGTTGCAATAGAAGAAAGAAAACTAAAAGTTACATTTCTAAACTTTTTGCGCAAAGATTTGATTTGTTTTTCGTTTGCTCCCAAAAACAATTCTTTTTTATAAATCTCTGTTTTTGTCCCTAAAGCCGTTTTAAAAAGTCCTTGATTTTTTTCTTTTACTGATTTAAGAACGTCTAAAGCGATTAAAGAATTTGCTTTTGCATTTGCTTTTGCTACATTTGCACTAACACCGTTTACTAAATTATTTGTTTTACTCATAATATAAACGCTTTTCTTATTTTGTTAATTATTATTTTTTATAACCTTTTCGATAAGATAAGAAAAGACTTTTTAGAACTTATCTAATAAGGTAGTATTTATTTCATTTCTGTATTGCAAATATAAGAACTATTTTTTAATCTACAAAATTTTTAGAAAATTATTTTCTTAAAAAGTTTTAATTAAAAATTCATTCAAATATCGCTTTATCTTTTCGACATTGCAAAGATACGGACTTTATTTTAATCTACAAACATTTTCAAGAAAAATTTTTGAGAAAATGAATAATTTTATTTTCAAAATTATTTTTGTGAAAAATTCATAAAATAGAAAATATTGTGCACTTAATATTTGCACTTAATTTTGGGGGTTCACAAGGAGGATCTTCGCACGCCTTGTAGTGGGCATATATGATATGTATATGGGTATTCCTATATGGCCTATGCCTGTCCTCTAGGAAGTGTATTATATACCTGTATATTGAAGGCCATTAATGGACTAAGGTGATAAAGAATTAAGGCCGATTAGCTATATCCCTATTATTGCCCTCTATAAACCTATTAGGTCCTAATTCAATAAGGCCATATAGGGACTATGGTAAGCCTATAGAGATTAGGATAGCCTATAAGGGCTTACTAAGTTAGCGTAAGTAAAAACCCAGATACCTTAGTTAGGCTCTGGGTTAATATATTAATCGAAGTATACCTGAAAGGTTATATACTCGATGTTGAAGGTAAAATCGGGTTCAATTTCCTCTGGGTCAGGGATTTCGGATGAGAATTCCATAAGGCAATCATCTGTGTTAAGGTAGATAGATATTTCCTTAGCTTTCGATTGCATTAGTTCTGGCAATATCAAATCGAATTGTGAAAGTGAATTGGCAATGTAAGATGCCCATGGATAATCCCTAGCGTAATCTACTAGGGTAAGAATGATGAGATTTGAAATTTGATTAATTGTTTTCATACGTCTATATTTAATTAGTTAATATTACAATGCAAATATAAATATATTATATAATATATGCAATAACCTCAATTGCCTTCGTAGGTTATTAAGGGCCTTGAATTATATTTGCCTTAGTCCTTGAGGCCATGAATGGAGATTGCCATTTACCTTCCCTACCTATAACCTATATTATATAATACCTAATGGTTCTTGGTAATCAAGGTACCCCTAAATCACAAAATTGTCCTAGAATACAAAAGTTAATGCTAATATAAATACTAAGCAAATAAATTACAGAGTTACTAGGAATATTACCTAAATATGCCCCTTGAAGGCCTTAAATCCTATAAACCATTTAGCCATAAAACCTAACAAATAATTTACCTTGATTACCAAATCACCTAACCCCAACCTATATGTATTATATAATACATAATATAATAACTTGGTGAAGGTAATCAAGGTAAATTGTGATGGCCATTAATCGACGATGTACTAAAGCTATACTACCTACATACATAGAAGCTACATAACATACCTGTATTATATAATCCCCTACCTTCGAATTACCTTGAATGCAATCTATAATATAATACATATCAAGGGTACTCAAGGCAATCGGATTTAGAGGCCATTAATGGTCGGATTTATTTGCCTTTTAGGCCTTTTTGAGTTTGCCTTTAAAGTGTGTAGTAGAGCTATATGGTATAGTGGCTATATGGTGAGTTGAGTGGCTTTGTATAGTAGAGGGGTTATCATTTGCCTTGTTTGCCTAAATCCCCAAAACCCCCGGCGAGGTACCTTGATATGTATTAGGATATATTGATTATGTATGTAGTATAATAAGGGGTATATGTGTATTAGATATTATGGTAGCTTAGTTAGGCTCTATATGATTTTCTTTTTATTTTTGTGTTGGGTGGGGGAGTATTGGGTTATAGGTGGGTTAGTATAATCCTATATGTGTAGGATACTAAGATTAGTGATGAGGTGTATAGGATTAGTATTAGGGTTTGTGATATTATATACCTTAATTTGTTTGTTGGGTGGGTATGCTTGTAGGCTTGGTATATTTTCTCATTGCGTATGAGGGTTAGGATGGTGACTACGGATAGGATTATTCGGATTATGTGATAGAGGATGTTCATGGTAGTGATATTATATCGATTATGGTTATATCTGTTAGTGGGATTTGTAATATTTCTCTTATCTGTAATCTTATGTGTTCGGAGTGGAGGTGATTGTTGTTTATTTCTTGTTTGGGGTAGCGGAGGTAGGTATTAAGTTCCTCGGTTCTGTACACTACGTTCATTTCTTCGCAGAAGCCTTCGGTAGTACCAGGTAGTGGGCCTGGTACTTCGAATGATACTAAGAATTTACCTGATGTTAGCATGATTCTAGTTCGTTAGTTAGGATTCTTATATCGGTTAATTGATTCATGTATTCCTCTTCTGAGGATATGTCAAGGCATTTGCATGCTATGTAGTGACCGTACATGGATATACCTGATTCATAGCCTTGGTCATCATTCATGAAGTGGGCTAAGCCTTTCCTATTGATTTCGATTACTGGATAAGGAGGTTCTCCATTAGTTGCTTCTTTATCGAAGGTAGCAAAGTCATAAGTATCAGTGTTATCGGTCATGGTAGAGAATATTTCTATAAGCCAGTTAAAGTCCTCTAGAGGTACTCTGTCTAGCCATTCCCATCCGATTGGATAATCGTTTACTGTTATGATTGGTTCCATGATGTTAATTGAGTTGAGGGTTAAACATTTGTTTTGGTTGGCCTAATAGGCAGCAATGAGGATAACCTGCTTCATCGAGGATTCCCAGTATAAGATATCGATTGGTATCTCTGGGAATTTCGAAATAGAAAGCTGGTTTCATGTTGCCATCTATGAATGCAAAAACTATCTGAGTGTTTTCTAGTAACCCATTTAGTTGTACATGAGAAAGGTAGTTATAGATAGCTTCCCTTTGATTTCTTGGGTTTTTATCCCATGAGGTGAGCATATCGTCATACCAATTTGGATTATCGCATAGCTTTTTAAGTTGTTGTTGAATATACGGTGTCATGATTTGAAGTAATAATATAAGTCCTCGATTAGTTTATCCTGTTCTTCCCATATAGTATCTGATACTACGTATTCTGATACGAAATAGTTATAGAAAGGCCCAAATAGTATTTTTAATACTATGTCCTTGAGTTCGATATTGAGTTGTTCCTCTTCTTCGGTAGAACTGGGTTTGATTGCCTGAAGTTCTGCCTTATAGGATGCCGTAACGGCATCCTTTAGGGTTTGAATATATTCTGGGTTAGTTTCCTTGAGAATACTTAATTGTGATTTGAGTTCTTTACTTATCATGGGGCTTAGCGATTATGGATATGAATCCTTGTGAGTATTGAGTATAGAATAATTGATAGTTCCCTGTGGGCAAGAAGACTTGCATTATGTTTGCAAGTAATGGGTAGATTTTCCATTGGTTTTCCTCTAGAAACTTGTCCCAGGCTTCTGATTCTTCGGGATAATTTCCAGAAAGTTGAATGTGATATTCCTTTTGTTCCGGAATAAATAAATTGGTTACTACCTGTATTTCATCTGATTCCTTTTTGTATTGGGTGATTGGATACCAGATGCCTTCGGTTTTCCATTTATTAAGTTGGAACAGAGACATGCCCTGTTTCAGTACGTTGAGTAATTTATATAAGTTTACCATAGTGATTATTTATTTAGTTGGTTAAATAATTCTGATACTGCAAGTTGTTGGAAGATTTCTGTTTCTCGGTGATCCGATTCCCATTTTTCGATAGCATTATAAATGCTGGTATATTGGGATATCATGTCCTCATCTTGTTCATCGTCTTGGATAAATTCCCGGAGATGTTTTTTGAGTCCGGTTATGATATAATCCCGATGTTCTGGGGTTAATTGAAGGATTCCGAATAAGATAGCCTCTACCTGTGCGGGTGAATAATCATAATATTGGTCGTCGGCACCCTTTGTTAAGTCCATGTGAGAAATAATGTTTTCCCGGAGATTTTCGAAGAGAACTTCCTCTGAAGCATATGTGATGATATATCCTGAGATATAAGCAGCAAAAGGTTCATCCTCTAAGTCGATTGAGTAAACCTGGATATTGGTATCTTCCTTGTTAATGAGAAGACCATCTGAGTAATCATAAGTATAAATGGGATGAGAAGCAAGCAGTTCCCGGATGGCCTCTAAATTTTTTAATTCTTTCATAACGTGTCTATATTAAAATTATTTGAGAAATATTTCTCACTGCAATATACAAAATTATTTCTAAACTTGTTTCTATAATTACTTTTATTTTTATAAATAGGGAGGTTCTGGGAGGTGTTTTAGGTGCCTCCCAGAGTGTTTTGTTAATATTGCCCTGTCATGGTAATGATAATGAAAAGGGATTCATCATTGAAATGTACCTGGATAGTATCTCCATCTGAGTTTGACATGTAATGATGATTAGGGTTAAGTTCTTTTAATGGGTGATGTTCATCCCAATGAGAATTAATGAATTCTATTACGTATTGTTCAAAAGCATCGGATTCTCTGCAGTAGGTTTCTACCTTTTCGTCATCGTTTATAGGATACTCCCGGAATTGGAGGTTGAGAGTTCCCATGTATGATTCATCCGGATTTGAGATTTCGTTAACTGATTGAGCAGTGTAACCAAAAGCATCAAGAGTTCCATCAAAGTAACCCATAATGTGATTTGAGATTTCGTTAATAGTTATCATAAGAAATAAGCTTTGTGACCCCGTTCAAGGTCGGTTAATAATTATATTTATTTTTCTCTTATGCAAATATAGAAATAATATTTTAAATATGCAATAATTAAGGGAGCCCAGATGTTAGTGTTTCTGAACTCCCTAAGGATATATTAACTGGTTAGGGATTAGTATAATTCATCGGCCATCATTGGTTCCTTGGGCTTATTTAATTTCTCCTTAGAACGTCTGGTAGCCCAATTCTCGTAGGGTTTGTAACTAAAGGTACGAGTTGTTTCATCGTATGCAGCATATACCATTTGTTTACGGGATATTCTCCTCCCGTAAGTTTTCTTAAGATTAGCAAACCAATCTAGATACTCCTGTAAAGAGTTAAAGATTTCTTTGTGCCCGTCTAAATCATTTTTAGGACGGGTCTTCCATGTTGCTTCTATATAGCATTGGTGTAGGGTAATTGAAATAAAGTATCTGCACCAGCTACCACCAAAGATAGTGCCCGTGGAGAATTCTATCTCCCGAGCAACTAATGGACTAATGTTATACTTTGTCATGAGATTGAGAAATTAAGTTGGAAAATCCAGTTGTTTCTATCGAGTTGATTGAATGATATGAACCTACCGTCATTATCGGTAAAATCATTCATGAATTGAATTGCAGCATCTGCCAGTTGACCCTTATAGGGATTGGTATTTGCAGTTATCATTGATTCGAATGTAAATGTATAATAGGTAGTCTCATATATTTGGATTTGGTTGATATCCAAGCAATTGAGTTTGTAATCCTCTTCCAGTTGAATGAGAAGTCCCATTAGAAGATTTAAGAGATGACCCTTTTCATCGGAGTCAAGTTCAAATGTAGATTTCTTTTCTAAGAAATTGAGAACTACCTTAGTTAGTTCGTCTGCCTGATTGTAAGTTACTGAGTTCGTTTTCATATTTTTGTCTATTTTAAATATGCAAATATAAGCATTTTTATTTTTATAGAAAAATATATCTAATTTATTTTTAGGGAGGCTGAGGATGTGTACACGCTATGAAAGGCAGTGGATTAGACTGCCTTTCAATTATTAAGGTAATTGGGGAGTTAGCAAATATAGAGCCTCTCTTATAATTGAACTCTCCATAGGTTCTAAAGAGGGTTCCTTGTTCATTAGTCCACCTTTCTTCTTTTCGTTTTCAAATACTTCATGTATGGCTTGCTTTATTTTAGTAGCTAATACCTCTGATAACTCCTGAGATTTAAGAGAGATAAGTAACCCTTTTCGTATTTTCTCAATATCTTGGTTATTTTCAGTAATGGGTTTTGCTTCTACTAATTCTTGTATACCCGAGGAATATTCATCTAACCGTTCATATCCCAAATGTTGTAGGTCATTAATGAAGATACTGAATTCATCGTAAGTAAGTCTAGTATCAAAACCTACTCCATGATATAGTTGTACTAAAGGAGTAAGGATTCTTCTTAGTGTATTGAAATCCTTTAGATGGTCTAATTCTATCTCTGACCTAACGGGTACTCTATACACCTTTTCATCCTTCAGTACCACTAACAGAACCATTAGTCTTGGTGGTAGTCTTTTCTCGTTCATAAGCAAGTTTTTGTATTATAAGTTGTACATAGGTATTCCTTTCCTTATAGATGAACATTACCGAGAGAAGTATCTCATGTTTCGGTAATATCATCTGTATGAAATTGCCTGGAGCAATCACTGTAGCTACTACTGGAGAATCTTCCTGAGAGAAATTCTCCAGTATCATTTCTGCCCTCTTAATGGGTTCTGGTTTTGTTGGGTCCAAAGTTAGGACTGGAGCAGTTATACATTCCTTGATGCCCTGTGTTAAGGCATTATATAACCATTCATCTTTTATATCCTCTACTTGGAGGTTTTTCATTGTAATCATATCCTAAACCTATTTAGAGTCCATACACCCAGGATATTAGAGAATACCCATAATTCCCAGTTTTTGTAAAAGTTATAGGGTTTACTGAATTGAGATGTTTGAAATATTATCTGATTTGGTATTCTAGATAACATTTCTGCATGACAAGTTAATACTCCAGAAGATAATTGAGCTTTAAAAGCTTTAATAATATCTTCATCACTTTTAGTCTCTAATGAGATAAGCAATTTAATAAATTCTACCTCTACACCTTGAGACATGTTTACATTTCTGAAGGCAAACTTTTCTTTATTTTCCATATTCGTCATTTTTAGATAAGAACTCTTGAGCTAGTTCATCTTGAGTTCTTTCGATTATGTTCTTTACTATTGTTTTATTTTCTACTCTAGCCCACCTATATAGCATGCCCAATTGAGCATCCATATAGCAATCTATAAGAGATGGGTCCTTCCTAAATACATCCCATTGTTTTACGAAATTCATTCGAACCAAATCCCTATAACCCTGGTCTGATATATCTTCTTGGTCTATATAAGCAGATACCCTTTTTCTTACTTCTAAAAGAATTTTCTCTAAGCTTTCTGGTAATCTAAAATTTTCGGGTAAACTATGATATACCAAATTATTCGGTATTAATTCCTCAAAAGTAAACTGATTATCGAATAGTTTCTTTGGGTATCTACCTGAAAATATCAAGGGTAGCTTATACCTTAGCAACGATGGTACTACGTCGTATATAGCATAATGTCTTCTATATTCTCGGTACAAGTCAAAATATAGATTCTCATCGAATATACCAGATTTCCTCATTATTGCCTGTAAAGTATTATAAGCAGCATTGATATGAGTATTACTCAATTTGAATATTAAGTTGCCATTTTTAAGGGCAATGAGTTCACTACAGCATCTCTTTCGTTTAAATAAGTTCATGTGATTAAAATGTAAAGTCAATGTATATTTTCCTTGTTCCCTTGAGAAATTTTTCGTGATTTGAGTCATCATACTTATGGCAAGCATAAGTCTTAGATGATTTATCATAATGGTCTCTTACCCATACTGGAGCAGTATCAGTTGGTTTTAATTTAAAGTATGTACCCTGATTAACCTTGTTAACCTGAGTCTCTTTGTAAGATGTCTTTGGTAGTTCCATATTTTTTGTCTATTTTAAAATTGATATGCAAATATAATTCTTTCTTTTTAAATATGCAATATCCGGATATAACTATGGGAGCTTACTATTTCGGAGGAATTGAGATGCAAATGAGCCATCCTCTTTTTCTTCTTTCTCAAAGTCTTCATATTGATATAACTCTGGGTCTTCTTCGTCTGGGTCTATACGCATTTCGATTTCTCTACGTAGTTCATGATGTTCTTTAGAGAATGAAGACATAGCTCCCTTATAATCATCGGTAATTTGCATTAGCTCTGCTTTATTAAGGTTAAGACCCTCTTTACTGGTATCTACTCCTTCTTGTTTAGTAGCAACTACTTCAGGTAGAGACTTAATGTCATACCTATCCTCCAATAGTTTAGCCTCTTCTGGTTTATTTAATACCCTTTGTGATTCCAATATGATTTGACGTGCCTCTTCAACGGTGATTGCATTTTGCTGTGTTACGTTGTTCTGTTGATTGAATTGAGCAAATATATTCGTAGTACTTCCTCCAGTGAGATTACGTACGATAGACTGCAATGATGTAGAGGATTCAAGCTTTAATTTAAGGGCCTTTCCCAGCTCGGCAGATATAAACGGTACGTATTTCCCTCCCTGAGATTCTCTTAGGATATTAACCTGATGGGCTATTTCCATACGGTCTTCCAAAGCCCATGCTAGTTGTTCTCCCATTAGTGCTTGCAATAAATCTTCTGCTTTATCTTTATCCCATATTCTAGAGCTTAATAGCCTATCTCTCATAAATACCCGTATGTAGTTAATATCTATACCCATACGGTATGAGAATGTATTGATATCATAGGTGATACCACATAATACACCATTACCCATCAGCCATTGATTAATAATGTAGTTGTGTATCTTTATCAGAAGTTCATCATTTGGGTTCTTCTGATATTCTAATGCCATTGCAGTAGTCCCCATAGGTCTTGGGAATCTTACCATTTTATTTTCCTTTTCTGACATACAAATGAGATTTTCTGATATCGGAACTTTCATCATAACCCATATACTCTAAATCGAACCTTACATACAGATTCAAAGATAGGTTATAGAAATATCCCTTATATTTTTTCTTACTTACTGATAAATTAAAATGTTCACCAGAGATTAGGTCCCTGGTGAATAATAAATTACCTTTCCCAGTGATGGGAATATTAAGGCAAAGTTTATAATCTCCTACCTTAAATTTATTCCCATGCAGGTCTGTGATTTCCCTTGCCATAGTTTGCCTTTTTATGGTTCGTAGGTTTTTTGTCTTGTTTACTACGGTTATTGGTTATCCCCTTTTGCTCTTCGATTAATTTCTGAACCTTTGGGAATAACCTTTGCCTTAAAGGAACTACCTGAGTAGCGAAAAAGGCATTCCATAATTTCTGAGTTAATGGTTCTCCTATTTTAAGTTCTGAGATTGCCCAGAATTTAGTTTCGAAATTCTTAACTATTTCCCTAAATCGGTAGTAGTATATATTGCCAGTCTTTTTATCTACCCCAATTGTGGTAGTTTGGCAATAATCTAGAAATTCTTTACCTAATTCGGATATAAACTCTTCCCTTTTAAAATCATAATTCTCTTGGTCGAGCTTAAATAATTTTACGTAATCGATTGCTTCCATATAGATTTAGTTTGTGATTATTAAACGAGGTATACTTTCATCTGTAATTTGAAATAAGTACCCTTTTACATCATCCTCATAATAAGAGGACCAATATGTTCTTCTAACTCTGAAATTATCAAGGATTGCCCTTTTGGGTACTCCAGTAATAAATAAGCAATGCTTAGGCATCATTGGAGTAATCTCAAATTTCCCATCCTTGAAATTACCATAGGTACCGTAGTCGGGCATATTACCCGTAAATCCAGTATTCTGTAATATGTCTTGAACCAGAGTAGTTTGGGGTATTTCCTTTTGGTTACATTCTATGGTTAACTTCGATTTGCCTATATATAGGTCTTTAACTATTTCTCTAAACATTTGTATACGATTATATGGGTAATACCATTTTTCTTGAAGTAAAGGTTATTCTGTGAACGTTCCTCTAACTTCTTTAATTCTCTTCGAGATTCAGTACAAATTCTATCAGATTTCCTTAATATATCTGATACATTATCCCAGATGGGTGCCATTGGTTCTACTGGCCCTGCATAGATAACCTTATGTTTAGTTTCTATTTGGGGATATTTAGATTTATACTGATATTTGCCTTTGCAATAAAGTACGTTATACTTTTCGGGTTCGTTTCTTTTTTCGTTTTCCATTTTTGTTAGGATTAATGTAATTGGATATTTCATCAAGTTGCCCTAAAAGCAATGCCTGAATGAAAAGGTTTATAGGCCTGAAAAAGAAATTCCTTACGTTATCAGTATTTATATACCAATCGTAAACGATAAAGAACTTCTTAATCTTGGAGTGCTTAAGTGAATGTTGGATTAGATAGGACTTACAACATCGTTTATGTAATTCTACCAATTCTTTGTCCTGCTTAAGCATCTCTTTATCAGAGAAGATAGTGTAATCCATTTTGTATGAATTGAGATGCCCAGGTAATTATCCCGGGCACCTGGTTAATAAAGGTTTATGCAACTTGTTCTGGTTTGAGGACCTTCTTTTTAAAGTCCTCATAGGCTTTAGCAGCAGCCTTGAATTCCTTGGAGTTCTGGTCCTTGATACGAGCCATTGCAAGTTCCAATCTATGGAGTTCGTTTCGAGTTTGTTGTCTCCATTTCTTCCGAGCAAGTGTATCAACTACATCGGCAGGGTATACGTATTTAACTTCCCGATTAGAAATTACCTGTTCGATGATGGAGGGTTTTTGTTGTTCCTTAACTTCCTTGACAACCTGTTCCTTTTTGGAAGTTTTGGTTTTGGGAGAGAGTTCTACCAATTTGGCATTGGCAAAATTAGTGGCAGCTTCTTGAGCATCTTGTACCAATTCCTTTTTAGTCTTTTTGGCCTTAGGAGCAGAAGCCTGAGCAGTCTTAGAATTTTTAATTCCTTCAAGTTGTTCGGCAACCTTAGTTGCAACCAGGTTAGTAACCTTTGTTTCATTCTTTTTCATAACGTCTATATTTAAAATGTTAGTAAAATGATTAATTTCTTTTTCTGATACAAATATAAGAACTTTATTTTAAATAGAAAAATTTTATTTGAATTATTTTCTATTTGCTCGGGTTAATCGGCTAAGAAGTCGAAGATTTCTGGAGGATAGTTAATTTCATCCTCTGGGTCATTTATGTAATCTTCATAATCCTCGTTATATTTATCGTAAATGTTATCTTGTGATGTATTTGGTACCCTTGTACATCTTTCAGGATATTTCTTTACGAAGTCATAGGCTTCTTGAGTAGTCATTACCTTGTCTGAGGTAAATTCGTAGGTTACATAGGAATAAGTTTCACCCAATCTAGAAACTTCATATTGCTGGTATCCAGATTTCTCAATCTTATAGATTTGATTTTCTGGAATCGTTTCTATTTCTACCCTATATTTATACCATTGCTTCTTCTCTTCTTTTGGTTTAATACCCATGCTGTCTTGAAGAGAGATTAACTTGGTTATGGGACTTTCAAAACGAGAAGGAGCAGTGCTCACTTCTACTGGATGAGTTTTATTCTCACCAATAAAGTAAATCACTGCCCCCAGGGTTACCAGGCCCAATATGAATTTAGTTTCTGAGTTCATAACCTGTAGTTTCGAATTTATTTTTAATGTTCTTTGCAAGGTATTTACCTTTTGATTCTGCTTGATGTAAACCGTTGCAGATTTCATAAGGTACATCATCATAGCGATAAACTCGATTACCTTTAAAAGCAACCCAAAGTTGTTTTTTCTTTGAGTCATAACCAAAGCCCTCAATGTTAGAGGATTCGCAGGGAATCATTTCGACTCCAGTGTTCATTTCTACTGATTCTAAGTATTCGTTCTTTTCCATGTCTATATTAAAATTTTAAAAGTGTTAGTTCTGGGTGGAATTTGAGATTTGCCCTCTGGAATATTGCCCAAGTACCAAGTACTCCCTGAGAATTAGTATGTACCCATTCATCTTCCATTCTGAATAATATGTGAGAGCATACCAGCATTTGGTATTCACTTAGCATATTTATCAGTTGAGGAGTATTCTCCATTTCTACGTATAATTCAATGTGCTCATCTAGTGCTCGAATTATTTCGTCATCCTCAATCTGAAGGAGTTTTTTGATTAAGTCTTGGGCAATATCATTCCCATTTTTAACATCCTCTTTGATTGAGTTGAGTGATTCAATCTGAATACCAGCAATGAGCTTTACGATGTCTTTTGTTTCCTTGTCCATAATTAAATTTTCTTTATGCAAATATACTAAAATTATTTTATATAAAATACTCTTTTAATAAATACGGAGGTAAGTGTTAGCGGTTCTTGATTTCCTCTATCTTTTCCTTGACTGAGTCGGGGAAAATAGCATCATCTACCCATCGCATAAAGAATTTAGAAGGCTTCTTTTCTGGGTTGAGAAGTAATTGTCTTTGCTCTGTAGAGAACTTAATACGTTCATCTTCCCTCATATACTTGGGAAGTTTAGTGAATTCTGCCTGAGAGAAAGAGATTACGTTCTTACCAACTTGGGCCCTTAATGGTTTCTTCCTTTCCTTATAGAGATAGGGGATAATCTTTTTCGAGGGTCCCCCAAGAATGCTAAAACCAAAGATTACCATTGGGTCAAATTTATCTGCTTTTGGGTCCTTAGCCCGTTTGATACATCTTGCCATCCAAGAGAATGAATTGGGATATTGCTTATTGTCTGTTGCTTCTCCCACATCTTTTTTATTAAACTCAAATCCAGGAAAGTGAAATAGAAAATCTTCAGTAAGGATAAATACAAATCCCAATCCCCTAAGATATTTAATGATATCTTGTTGGCTTTTACCCTCTTCAATCATTTTCTCTACATCTGCAAGAATATCCTCCCTTGGTGATTCCAATTCCTTAGTTGTAGACCCTGCAGGTCTTCCTCTGCCCACATTAGGTGCCTTAGCAGGCAATGTACCAGATAACCTATCTAAGTATTCTTTGAAGTTATCAATATCTTGTTTATTAGTAAGAGTTACTTCTACTCTTATGGGACCGTTATGCTGTACCTTTGGACCTGAATTCATCTCGGTATAAGCATCTACCAACCTATCTGATAAGGGAGTACCATTCTCTGATAGTGTAGTGATTCTAAGTTTTGGTTTATATACTTCTTGTTCCATTTTCGACTTAATTAGAAAATAAAAGGCCTGAACAATTTTTATATTGCCAGGCCTTCTACCATTATTAACGAATACTCAAAAATATGATAAGTAAAAGTAAAAAGTGCTCTTATTAATCTTCTTCTTTAGCGGCCTTCTTTTTCTTCTTGTCTTTGGCCTTCTTATCTTTCTTATCGGAAGCCGGTTTTTCTTTTACCTTTTCTTCCTTCTTTTTCTTAGTTTCCTTTTCCTCCTTGGAAGCCTTACCTGAAGCAAGTTTTCTTTGCTCCATACGGTATTTTTTCTTCTCAGCCGAAGTCATTTCTCTGCCGTCGATGAGAGGATAATCGTATTTGGTAGCTGTTCTACCGCCATTTCCTTTCTTTTCCTTTTTCTCTTTGGCAGCATTCTTCTCAGCTTTTTCCTTCTTCTCTTTTTCCTTGAGTTTTACCAATTTCTTGTTGTTCTCTTGGTCAGCTTCAGGATAGGCAGCAGCAACTTTGTCTCTTTCCTTATTGAGCTTGTTTACAAGTTCGGTAACCTTTTTACCATGTTTCTTGTCTTTGGTCCAATCCTTAGTAGGGTCCAACTTGTTCTCTTTAAGGTAAGCATCCAAAGCTTTCTTAGCCTTTGTGAGTTCCGGAGTCTTGGATTCCGATTTACTCTTCTTTTCGTCTTTCTTAGCCATTTTCATTTATATTAGGTGAATAATTGAATTTCCTATTTACATAATACCATAGTTATACCTTCCTAATTTGGGTTGGGATTTCTTTAATTTCTAGGATTTCTAAACTGCATTGTTTTAAAACTGCCTCGAGTTGAAGTATATCTTCTACCTCTTTCTGAGATAAGTCCGTAAAAGTTTGTTCAAAAGTTTCTTTCTGTTCCCCCCTTATAAAATTAAATTGGGCAACAATATAAGTCCCATGAAGTTTTTTATTCAGGGCTCCTTTAAGAGATATGAGTTTTCTTTTCAGATAATTACTCTTCAACCTATGGGATTGGTATTCGCCTTTCTTACCCTTACTAAGAGCTACCTTTTTAAGGTACGAAACATAATCTAATTCTCTGAGAGTTTGATTAATGTTTCCCACTAATAATCTTAAGTCTTTTTCCATTTGGGTCTTTGCATTACTTGGTTAGATACTTCCTGAGTTTCTTCTGATAGCATTTCTCTTGCCTCATTTATTATATTGATGGCAAATTCCCTTTCATCTGGTCCCAGGTTTAATTCTTTATCTTCTAGTGCATCAGTATAAGTATTTATTAGATTATCCAATGCAAGTATTCGAATGTTCTTTCGAATTGCTAATTTCTCTTCTTCCATGGGTATAAAAAATTAAAGCCCACTACCTTCGCAGGCAATGAGCTTTTGGCTGAACAACGTCCTAGTGTGAGTGAGGGGTTGTTACTACGTATAACATTAACTTTCTAAACCTAAACCATTGGTTTGGAGGTAATTAGAGAAAATAATCAGTCCTCAGATTCTTCCTCTTCTTCTTCCTTAGCCTTTTTGTTTTTCGGAGAACAAATAACGCCATGTCCTTTCTTAGACTTAACGGTAAGAGTTCCCGGAACGAATGAAACTGAAGTTGATACCGGTTTGCCATCCGTAACCAATACAGAAGTAACCACTACACCCTGATAGCCTTCCTTGTTCTTAACGGCATAACCAAAGTTCATTACCTTGGATTTGTCGTTAATGGCAATAACATCGATTTGCTTGCTGTTAGGACGTTGTCCAGCCGGCCGATTCTTAAGTGCCTCTTGACGAGCCTTGCGTTTAGCTTCTTTTTCGGGGTCTTTTTCTTTATCCCCTTTTTTCTTGGAGTCTGATTTCTTTGTTGCCATAATTTTTAATGTTTTATAAGTTAATGGTTATTATAAGTAAACTTCTACGTTTATTAATAGTTGATAAAGGTAGGGAAATTTCCCTACCTTCTTTTAAATCTTGAATACGGTTACCAGATTACTTTTTCCCTTTCTTGCCTTTACCTTTGGCTTCTTTCTTTGCCGGCAATTTGAGACCGAGTTCTTTAGCGATTGCTTTACGGAGTTTTTCGATGTCGTCTTCATCATAATCGTCTGGGTCAGTTTCAAGGTCTTTGTCGTCGCAGACATCCTCAAGTTCTTCGAAGTCCATTTCGGCAAGTTCTTCACCGGTCAGTTCTTCCTCTTCTTCTTCCTCTTCGGAATCATCATCATCGTCTGATTCTTCCTCTTCT